TCCTCTTGGGTCATATCATCCCAAGTCTCATAGTCATATTCAAAATCCATAAAGTGACCAGTTCCCTCGTAGATAAGTTCTACTGAGAATGTGATGGTTGCCATGTTTACTCCTACCAGGGCTTAGTGGAAAGAACGTCAATGTCAAAGGCGATCTCCTCCAACTCTGCGATAGCAGAGTCGGTGGCAGAATCAAGGTCTTCGGCATGGACAAGAACCATGCACGTTACCTCTACAACGTATGGATTGCTCATATCTCCTCCTAGATGTATAGATAAATCGTAGCAGAGGGGTCTGACATATTCCAGCGAAAATTCCTGTGACTTTCGTAAGATGATCGTAAATATGATTTGACAAATAGGGTAGTTTGGGGCCGGGTATTGGGAGAGCGGAGGAGAGGAGACCGTCACTCTCCTCCGCCCAGATGGACCCTAGGGGGCGCGCGGCATGGTGGGGTTGGTGGCGGGTGCCGCACATTCCCCCTAGGGTGGTACTCCCAACGGGATTCGAACCCGTGCTACCGCCTTGAAAGGGCGGCGTCCTTGGCCTCTAGACGATGGGAGCGGCCTTACTAACTCTTTGTCCAGTCAATCTCCATATGATCCTCTGAGAAATCAGACTCTAGATCGCTGTAGTAGGACACATCAAGACTAGCATTCAGAGAATCCTCAAGGCTATCCATGTCGAAATTGAGAGGAGCAGTCACAATACCAGAGAATGTGACGGTAATTGTCACATCGTAGTCCTTGGTGATATTGAAACCAAAGATATCGACAATGCTCTGAGATACATTCTCATCAATGTAGTCAAACTGATCCTTGATGTATTCCTCAAGGTTGTCAATCATCAACTTCCGCTCATGGGCCTTACCCTGCCAGAAATCACGGTCAGCGGTCATAGAATCCAGATTGCTCTGAAGTTCGATGACCTGCCGCTCCAATTCCTGCATCGTGGGCGGGAATGGATGAATGTCAGTCATACTAGGATCAATCATGTCACACCTCCATCAAGGTATTAGCGTACTTGTTGATGAACTCGTTCAGCGAGAACTCTACAATGATATCAGTCAGCACTCCCGCCGTCCAGTCATAGTCATAGAGAGTAACGGTCTTGAATGCAAAGTCAAAGACAGGAACCTTATGCTCGTTGTCTGTAAGGTAATTGACGGTAACACCCCAGTTATAGTCACTAGACCATGCATCGCCAACCAAACGTGAAATGATGATGCGATTAGCATAAGCCTGGTCGTCAATGCGTCCAGCATCCTGAACACGGTCAAGAGCATTAGCAAACCTAGCAAGCATACCCTCGCCTGCCCAATGTCCGTAGACGTAGATGATGTTGCCATCGACCTGTCGAAGTCCGAAATTAGCGCGGTCACCCATGAGAGTGCCTTTCTGTAGTAGGTAGTGAAACTCTATCATGAGGGTCTGACATTAGTCAAGACTTTATGTGCCTAAGGTGGGACTTGAACCCACACTCCAATGGAACACGATTTTGAGTCGTGCGTGTCTGCCAATTCCACCACTCAGGCTTATGCGGTGTGTGGGGAGTGTCATCGCAGATCCTCTACATAACCTATCCCACAACTTACTAGGATCTCAACCGCATTGGGCAGTTTTAGCGAACATGCCCAGGTTCGCCCAACTGGTCAGCGACCAGCAGGGACGCCCTTGCGGAGTGTCTCAAGTGCGGGTGTTGAATCAACGAACTTGCCATCAATGCGGGTGACAATACGAGTCTGAACCCCGTAGCGAGTGTTCCAAGTCTCAAGATATGAGAACTTGTTTTCCTTCTTCTTAGCCATTTGTTTCTCCTTATTCTAGAATGAGTAGGTCGATCATGTCATCTTCGGGGAGGTGGTAGATATCTTCCTCTCCGTCAAGGTCTTTATAGTGAATATCATACCCTCCTTCCACCGAATCTACAAAGGAAACGACTATCTCATTTCCGTCGGCGGTGCGGAGAATATCATTATGTTCTATAGAGAACCCATATAACTTATCAACAACTAGGTATTCACCCATCTATTTCCTCCCCTCTTCAGTTATGCCTCTAAAGTACACGATATTGCCGTGATCGTCAAGGGTGCATTCTTAAAAATTCCTGTGAAATATTCCTGTGATTTCTTAATCGTAATCGTAAATATTGACAAAATGAATTATTTATCCCGGCCCGTTTTTATTAGATTTGTCAAGCCCCACCCCAGAGGATCGAACTCTGCCCGACAGGTTTTGGAGGCCCGTCTGCGCCCAGCGCGGGTGGATCGGGGCAGTTTTACATCATGCCCAGGATGTTAGGATACCACGACATGGCATCCATGTCAGGATAGCCTTACGCGAAGGCGATCTCCTTGACAGCCTTCAGGATGCGACCCTTCTCCGCATTGGTGACAGGATCGAAACCGCTAGCGGCAGCGAGAACATTCTCAGCACCCCGCTCGCCACGACCCTTGCGGAACCAGTCCAGACGCTCCGTGAGAGCATTGAACGCACCCCACGCGGTGCCTGCGATCATGTTGGTGGTATCGGAAGAGTAAATCTCCTCCAGCAGATCGACCTTAGTCTCCCACTTCTTGACAGCACCCTTAGCATCAGCCTCAGGACGCGGGTAGACAGCCTCAAGAATGGCATCGAACTTAGCCTTGGTGATCTCCTTGGCGATGAGAGCCTGAGCCTCCTTGTCGAAGGTGTCGAGGTACTGATTGGCGAGAGAAAGAGCCTCGCGTGCAGCCATGACCTTACCGCCTACGGTCTGCGTGTGACGAATCTTGAAGGACTGCTTCACACCCTGAAGAGCCATGTTGAGAGTGTTCTGGCACACAACGCGGACGGGAGTGATGGAAGCCTGCACAGCGGTAGAACCGTCATGCGAGGTGTGGACAAGAAGGTAGGACTTCACAACATCCGACACGCCCTTGGGATCAAGAACAGTCTTACGCTCAAGCGCAAGCGAACCGAACACAACGCGACCCTGACGAATAGAGCCAGCAGTCTCCCAGCGACCACCGTCAAGCAGCGCATCACCAAAGTCGAAAAGATCCTCGTTCTGAAGAACGTGGTAACGCTCGCCAACGGTAGCGAGAACGTCAGTACCCTGGTCAAAGGGATTGTCACGCAGTACCATGTAGGAAGGCGTGATGACATTGTAGGTGGAAGGGTAAGGAACGGCCTCAAGGCGGACGTTCCAGTTGGAAAGGTAAGCCGCATCCAGCATCTCGCGGGTGGACTTCTCCTCAAAGAACACGGTACCAAGACCATGCCATGCGGGTTCGCGGAAGGAAGCAAAAGCCTGCTCGCCGTTAGCGCCAACCTCTACTGCGTGTGCCATATGTATCTCCTTAGTTGATTGAACTTATAGAAGAACTATACACTCTAGGTCTGACAGTCTCAAGGATTTCTATTAGATTATTTAGATAACATTTCAGTGACAATTTCCAGTGACTTCTTAAATGTCGTCGTAAATACTTGACAAGATTAGGATTTGCGGGCCGGGCCCTTTAGGGCCTTTTGTCAAGTAGGCCTATCAGGATTCCAATACCTAGAAATAGCGCAATAGTTACGAGAAAAATCTCCATATCACACTCCCACAAAATCGCGCAGCATCTCCCGAAAGTTCTCTAGCGTGATATCGTTCACGCCGCACCCCCTCGCACGATGATCCAAATAAGAGCCTGCGCGGTGCGCGGTGTGATTCCAAACTGTGCAGCAACGGACTCAACAGCCTCAGACAGTAGAGCGTATTGAGTCTTATTAGGAGAGTCAGTCTCCATGCCTGCCGCACGCATCATCCAAACGTCAATGACAACCGCGTTAGTGTCGCCTGCGATAGCGCGAGCGAAAGCGTTAGTCTTCTGACCCTTGAGCGCATCAAAGCCTGCCGCTACGGATGCGTCAGCCATGCGGAGATTATTGCCAAGGCCAGCGGGACGCGAGCCAAGCGAGTACGCGATAGCCTTAGCGACGTTAGTGGACCAGCGCTCACGCGGGGAGAATGCTGCAACGATAGACGCGCCAACCTCAAGCGAGGTGCCAAGGTTACGAGCAACCTCAGAGGCAACGGCAGCGGCGTCATGGTACCAGACGCTAGCAGCCTCAGTCTGCGAAAGGGTGGCGGTCATGATAAGGCTCTCAAAGCGAGCGGCGTAGGTAGCGTATGCGAGTGTGCCCTCAGGGGCGGTAACTGTAATCATGGAATGATCCTAGCACTAGGGTCTGACATTGAAAGGGGGAATATTGGGATCAGTCGGTAACGAAACGGTTACGATGCTTGTCCTTGCGCGAATACTTGGCCTTATTCTTATGAGGCTGCGCGGCATTAGAGCGACGACGCTCAACAACGATACGATTATGCTCCGTGCTACGGCGGGGGCTGACACGATTACTCATAGAGTGATCCTATCATGACCGTGATCCCCGTGTCAAATCGTAAGAGGTCGTAAATCTATGAGTATTCTTGGAATTGCAGCCCGGCCCACTTTCAGGCATTTGTCAAGGAAACACGCCGTCTTTCTTGACCTGTCATTCCACCATAGACATGAGGCTCAAAATCCTCATTGCGAATTGCAAACTCTAGACACTCCTGCACAACGCTGCACGTTGCACAAATCTTCTTAGCCTGTTCTACACGCGAGGTCACACCACTAAGAAAAAGATTGCTATCCGCATCCTTGCACGCTGCACCATCCTGCCACATCAGAAAGGCACCTCCTCATAGCGCACCCCATCGACAATCAGAGTGCCGTCATCCAGATACATGCATCGCGCATAGTCGAAAGCATGGTCGCCAAGCATGTAGTAGTTATCTAGCCATGCCTTCTCAAACTCTACGCCAAACTTATTGCACTTCACAGTTCATCACTCCAATCTAGAATCTCATAGTCTTCAGGTACGTCCTGAGAGGAAACATACTTCAGAGCCTTATCGCGGGTATTGAATGCCTTCTTGAATCGGTTCAAGTAGAACACGCGGTAGTAGTTGGTCATGGCTTCACCTTATCATGGGGGTCTGACAGCCAAGGGTTAGGGTCAAGGTCAAGGCCCAACTTCATAGCCTCCATCTCGTCATGGTGACGAGCGAACCAATCCTCGTCGGCGGGGTAATAATGCATCTCTGTACTTTCACTCATAGGATGACTTTATCATAGGGGTCTGACACTCAGGCATCCCCGTGACCGTTTTCGTGTGTGTCGTATTTCACATCGTAAGACTTGACAATGTGAAGATTTTCAGGCCGGGCCTTTCAGTAGTAGTCGTAGTAGTCGTCATCAAGACGGCGCTGGACAGAGGCATAGATTGCCTCCATATCGGGGGCATAGTTGCAGCCAAGGCCATCGGTGTGTCCACAGCACGGGTAATCTTCACAGCGAGCCATTTTCGTGTCCTTTCGTATGTGTATCGTAAGACTAGCACAGGGGTCTGACAGCGAGCCGGGGCCTACTCCGCCACAGGCGGGTAGGTTTCATCACACTCCTCGCAGTAGAGGCCATACCATACGCCATCCTCATGGATGGAGTAGACTGCGTGCCAGTCACACGCGACGGGAATAATGACAGAACCCATGATATCTCCTTTCGACAGGTCGAACCTATCAAAATTCCCGTTACTTGTCAAGTCGTAACGTAATTATTTATATAACATTTTCAAAACGCGGCCCGGCCCGTCTTTCAGGATTTGTCAAGTCTAGTTCGAATATTCTCCGCAAGAATGTGTAGAGACTTCTCCAATTCTTCCAAAGTTTGGAAGTCGCCAGGATTCTCAGCACATGCCCACATGCGCTTGCATCGTGTGAGCAATTCCTGAATGTCATTCCATTGCATTGTCATATTGATATCGAATGGACGGCGTTCTATTACTTTACTCACTAGTCCTCCTAGAAACCGCCGCGCAAAACTCTACAAAGGTAGGGCGCGATCCATCTGCCATGTATCCAAATTCGAAGTAGTCGATCTCTTCCCATTCGCGGTTATAGATACTCACGCCGTGGGATTGATTCCAGCGATACGTCAATCCTGAGCGGGAGTCGTGAAGATCAAACATTAGAATTCCAATCCCATAGAAGCCAGTCCCGCTACCAATTCCGCCTGAATCACGGGGTCATTCATGTCCTCAGGCTTGAGCCACTTTACTACAGTAGAGCCAGATACAATCTCCTCATATCCACTAATTACCTCAGTGATTACAAAGTAATCGGTAGGCCCATCTTGTTCGATGGTGACCCAAAAAGTATTTAGGATAGGGCTATCCGTAAGGACAACGGCCTCAACTAGTGGAGGGCACTCTCTAATCGGAGTGGTGACGATACGATCTACTGAATCAATCATGGTACTAACCTACACTCTCAAGGGTAGTTACGTCAAGGATCATGTCCCGCAATTCGGGACGGACAACCGTGGAAGGATCACGGTCAGCGGAGAAGACAGACACCACGAAGGAGCGGTGATCGGTAAGGGTTACTTGGTACTTCCATACTCTTTGCTTGTTCATGTCTCTGACTCTACACTAGGGGTCTGACATTACCTAATCCAGAATGTATACAAAACGGACAACTTTCATAACAGGTTGGTAACGGTGATATGTCCAATATGTCTGTCAAATCGACATGCCGTAATTCGTGATCATCGTAACGTAATCGTAACCTAGGTGATATGTCCGATTCGCGGCCCGGCCCCGCAGAAGCGATTTGTCAAGTACTGAAAAACCCTTTATTTATAAGGGTTTTTGGCTACTACCCTCCCGCGCCGTAGTTCTCAAGGAACTGTGCGAAGTAGATCAGCGGGACATAGGGGTAGACCTCATTAGAGTAGAGTGCAGCAAACTCTGGCAGAGGCTCAGTTACCCAATCTCCATTCTTGAAGAATGCAAGTTCGACGGAATAGGGAAAGCGTGCATACGCTCCCTGCCCCATAGCGATAGAAACCTCATCGGCCATAGGATGCGCGATCTTAGCCTTAGCATTGACGATACCTTCTGCGCGGGTAATCATTAGAAGCCTCCCTCTATTCCACCAACGATAGCCATAGCGGTAAGGATACCGCTAATGATGACGAATGAAGTAACGTGCTGCAGGAATGTTCTCATGATTACACCTTATCACTAGGGTCTGACAGTCTACGCTCTGCAGCCTTAGCCTGCGCGATCAGCGCACGGTAGTAGTCCACACGCTCCGCATCCTGTGCAGCGACAGCATCGCTTCCAATACGAGCGACCAATGAGCGACGCGCACGAAGCGCGGCGGTAGTGCGAGGGGCAATACCCTTGTATGCCTGAGTATTCATGTCTAGCCTTTCTATCTTACGGTGTGGCCTAGGGCTCATCCCTCATGGGGCTTATTTGCCTAGGAGATATTCAGTTATAGGTAGATCCTAGCATGGGGGTCTGACATTGAGACGCTAGAAACGCATACAAATCGGACATGCCTAGGTAACAGGATGATAACTATAGAATCCGCATTATGCTGGAATGAGACACCTTTATAACAATCCGCATAATGTCGGCGTGTCGGCTTGACATATGCCATGACGTATGGGCGCACTACTTAATTGGGAAAATCTTACTTAAAATCGTGTATTATACAAATTCGCTAGCCACTAACATTTGTTCAAAATAAAAGTGTTAATCTTTTTGTGTATAATAGTTATATGACAATTAATCCAAATAGGCAAAGTAAGAAATGTAGTTTATGCAACTCTGTAAAAAATAGAAATGATTTCTACCAAGATAAAGGAAGAAAAGATCTTATGTCTGCATATTGCAAAGAATGTTCGCTCAGTAGGAATAAAAAGTGGCGGGAGTTAAATCCCCAGGCATCTAAAGACTCATCTTTATGGACAAGAAGAAAGTTATTCTATGGAATAACTAAGGAAGAATTTTTTAACTTATTAGAGACTCAAAGTTATTCTTGTGCTATATGTAATTCTGACATTAATAAATCTGCACATGTTGATCATTGTCATGCCACAGGAAAGATTCGTGGACTTCTTTGTAGACATTGCAATAATGGATTGGGTCAGTTTAAAGACAATATAAAATTTTTGCAAAGCGCTATAGATTACCTTAAAAGGTAACAATTTGATAACGGTCAGATACCAAGGAAATGTGAAATACTGGTCGGCTCATCACAAATATCGGTCTTATGTTGATTATAAGAAGCGCGGGTATCACGGGAATGTCGTGCATGACATAATTTACAAATAACACGACACTTATTGATTTCATTTTGAATAGTAGGCCATGCATAATCGGAGCGGATTAAATCAGACACATTGGCTTTTTTATCATTAGGATCGACATGATCAAAATCTAAATCTACAGATTCAAATAAAAAATCGGACGGAAGGGGGCAACTGCCACTTTCACATCCTCTTGAAGTCTTAATAAGACCAGATATAGCCCATTTACGTTTACGTTCTAAATTTCTTTTCTCATTCCTTGTCATCATCGTCCTCTGATGTATCATCTTCTAACATCAAACTGGGCGGGGGAGACATTAATTGCCCCTGTGAGTGCAGATTGATTAATTGCAGAGCATCCTCACCTTTACCTGATGCATCTGCAAGAAGAATCAGCATGTCGTATATACGACCAAGCATAATATAAAGCACTGCTCCCAGGTTTTCGTTGATATCTTCTGCAAATTTATCTGAACTCAACGACTTCTCCTAAACTTTTCCCAACTTGTCACAGTTGCAGGAAATTTATCCTGAACTAAAGAGTATACCTCATGAGCGTATTGTTGTATTTCCCATTGTGCATGTTCATCTAGTCTTAGGTCACAGAAATGAAGGATGGCATTAAGGCTAGCCGTCCACCGCCACCGAATATACATACTGTAGGCGGGAAGAAACAAACGAGCCTGTTCTGGTGCCACACCATCTGCCATGGCCTGCTCGTACATGTTGATTCCTGTTTCTATAAAGTACTCTAAAGTCTTCGAATACTTTCCAGAAATATCTTCTGACATCTCTCCGCTGCTGCCTTGTTTTTTATTATCGCTAGCGGCCCTCCAAGGGCCAGGTACATAGAACTCTGGCTCCTCTGTGACATATCTGCGAGAGGACTCATTCCAGCCGTCTTGTGCTTCCGATGCGGTAGCAGCAATATGGTGCTTCCACCATTGTCTGGCTACAAATAGTGGAGCATAAATCTCAAAACTCATAGCACAATGTCTCAAAACAGAATCATGGCGGTGAGAGATTAAATAATCAAGAAGTGAATAGTCTCTTCTACCTAGAGTAGTAATAGATTTATCAAAAGAGACTCTTGCAGAATTAACTACTTCTACATCAGAGCCCATAGTACTAACTAATTTAATATAACCTTTATCAAGAATGTTCATGGTTGCCTTTTCTATTTTCGACTTTCGCTTTGTGCCCCAGGTAGGAATCGAACCTACGACTTACGCATTAGAAGTGCGTTACTCTATCCCCTGAGTTACTGAGGCGTGTTGTACGGCGGGTGGGAATTGAACCCACATGGACCAATTACGGCATTATAATCCCTCGCTTATAAGACGAGACCGATACCGCCGCTCGCTATTAAGTTAGGCAGATTATTCGGACTTAGAGTTTATTCGATGCCTTTCATCAATAACTTCGTAGGCGTCCTTAATCAGTGCGGCTTCAAATGTATCAAAGTGGTGGGAGCAAAACAAGAGTTCCCCCGTAAGAAATTTAACCAATACCCAGGCTTGGGCGGGACAGTTCCCAGTATCACAACGATCTTGCTTATTCAAAAATAAATCAACGGTAGTTGCAGATGCTGTCATGTTATCAGTTGCCGTAGGCATTTTTCTCCTCAGAGGTGGTAGGTTTATTATATTCTGTTTTCGGTTTCGGATTTCGATTTGGTGCTTGTGTTTTTAATAACATTAAAGAAGTATAATTATTAAAGATATTCAAATGTTAAATATATTTGATATATTTGAATCTGTAAGAACATTATAATCATGAGTAAATGAGGGAGTCAAGGAAAGATGAACCAAGAGACGTTAATGAAACCATCTTGGAAACTGCGCCGCCGCGCAGTCTTTGGCTCAATGCTGTTTGCCATGGCAGTAATTGTTTATACATTGGTTCGATGGAATGATACATCTCTTGCTCAGACTTTAGTTCTTTCTTCTTTTGCACTGATAGGAACAGTTGTGGCAGCATATATCGGTGGCGCAGCGTATGAAGATGTAAGAACATATCAAACTGATGCACAATCGTTACCTACTAGAAATGGAGAATTAAATGTTTAATAAAGTTTTCTGGATACAGTCCACCGAAAGAGCATTAAAGACACTTGCTCAATTTATTATTGTTCTTGGTTCCGCAGGAGCCCTTAATGTCTTCACTGTCGATTGGAAGACAAATATTGGGCTAGCCCTAGGGGGCGCACTTCTTTCTTATGCTACATCAATTGTTTCTGCTGGGATAACTAAAGAACATAGCCCCAGTTTAGTTGCTTCAGAGGTGGCTAAAGATGCCTGAAGTTAATGGAGACTTAGATCTAGCAGATATTGATACCAATCAACCTGTTCCCGCTGGATGGGTTCCAGAGCAAGATGAACTACCCTTCCCAGCATCTGACAAGAATGAGGACCCCAATGGTTAATCCTACTCCCGCTCAAATTCGTCAAGCCCTCGTCGATCACGGTGTTGACGCTCAATACTATAAAGACTGGGACAAAAAAGGTAACCCTTGGTCTAACGGTATGCAAGCCTGTGTAGTTCACCACACTTCTACTCAATCTGCTGTAGATGGTAATGGCGCACCTTCACTTTACTGGGCTGTTACTGCATATGCTCCTATGGCTGTTGCTAATCAACTTGTAGGAAAAGATCCAGGCACAAACTGGTACCTTAGTGCAGGAGCAACTTATCACTCTGGAGACGGTGGCCCCTGGAGTGCAGTAGGTGTAGGTACAGGCAATGTTCTACATTGGCGTGCATGGGGTATTGAAATCGATGATCCAGGCCAGTCAAAAACTATTAACAAGTACCAGATTGAACAAGTGGCAAGAACACTTGCCGCTCTTTGGGATCTCAATGAATGGCCTGAAGATGGTTCACGAATCGTTACACACGGGGACTGGACTGACTCTGGACCATTCCTAGGTGAAAAGAATTATGGCCCATTCCGATACCGTAAAAATGACACCTTGCGGCAGTTCTATGATCAAAACTTCTGGCGTAATGAGGCAAAGAAGTATCGCCTCAAGGCTGCTACATGGGATGGCACAATTCCTTCCCGTGCTATTTCAACTCAATCCGCTACTCAAAAGATTAATAATAAGGCTGCGTGGAGAGTTGCTTGCAGGCTGTATGATCTAGGTTTTAGAAAGCAAAAACCTCTTGCCATTGGTAAGCAAACATTCCCAACAGCAGCACTTAAGTCTTTCCAACAGTCCATTGGAATCAAGGAAGATCGTCGTGATGGTCTTCCCAATAAGACAACCTGGATTAAATTATTTGGAAAGGATAAACCATAGTTTAATCGGGAGATAACTAAATATGAACAACTGGCTGATTGCAGAAAATATAATTGCAATTGCTGCACTTCTTACAGCAGCAACAGTAATTATCATTGCCACAATTAAAACAAGTAAATTTATAAAGAGAACAGTTCACTTCTTTGATGACTTTCTTGGAGAAGAAGAAAGGCCAGGAGTTCCACCTAGACCAGGAATTTCTCAAAGAATTTCTAGTATAGAAAAAAGTTTAGAAGTAGGAACTGAAAGATTTTCTGCAATAGAGTATAAACTAGACAGAATAGACTATGAACTTCGACCCAACTCTGGAATGTCTTTAAGAGATGCTGTCAATAGAATAGAAAAAAGAGTACATGCTTTAGAATCTGGAGATACAAATGTCTGATATCGATAATATAACTATTAACTATAGCAACTCTATTGACGCCATCGATATAGAATATACAAATGAAATAGATACAATTGTCTTATCATTAGGAGCAGATGCTCAAAGTGTTTTTTCCGTTAATGGATTAACTGGAAATGTTGTACTTACCGCCAGCGCCACCCTTCCATCTGTTTCCGCCTCATTAGGAATTTATTCCTACACCATCAATCACAATCTTCAGCAAAGTACACCGATTATTTCTTTATATAATTTGAATAATAACTTAGTTATATCAGATCTAGAAGTGCTTAATGCCAATAGTGTTAAAATTAAGTCTGTAATAGATCTCAATGGATATAAGGTGGTTGTACAAAAATGACAATGCCAGCATATAACTCTTTTGAATTGTATAAAGGTGATACTTTAAGGTTTTCACTTACATTACAAACTAGTGGTAGCGCATACTTAATTCCTAGTGGAACAACTTTTTCTGGAGCAGTAAAGAAAAAAGGAACTGCTACCCCTACAGCCAGTTTCGATAGCAGCATAACATCTGCATCATCAGGAAGAGTTCTGTTTACATTAAATTCAATAAATTCTACATTATTAGATGCAAGTAAAAACTGGGTATACGATGTTCAAATGATTTCTTCTTCTAGTGTAGTTACAACACTAATGACTGGTAACATTTTTGTTACCGATGAAGTAACCCTTTAATATAGTCTTCTTTAAATTCACCTAGATAAACTTTTGCATTACAAAATATGCACCATAAACATATTTTGTCCTCTTCATCTATCCATGGAAACACTTCTGTATGAAATACATCTACTGGGCAAACTAAAGATGGAACTAGACCCAATTCAGATAATTTTTTGTACGCATGAAGTTCTTGGATTGTAATCATGTCGATATAATATCACAGACTAAAATGATATCTTTTAGATGCTAGACGTAGTAGAATAATTAAGGTCGCCATACTAGTGCTGGCGACCAATTTATATTTTAATAGGAGTAAAAATGACAGTTTCATTACCAACCGCCTACCAACAGGTTATCCATAAAACACGATATGCAAGATGGATAGAAGAAGAAAACCGTAGAGAGGACTGGCATGAAACTGTTAGAAGATTTGTAAACTATATAGTCGAAACTCTTGATAAACATAATGATTATCAAGTATCAGATGAAGTAAAAGAAAGAATAGAGCAATCAATACTTCATACTAACGTAATGCCTTCTATGCGTGGTCTTATGACCGCTGGACCAGCATTAGAAAGAGATAGCACATGTTTATATAATTGCTCCTATCTCCCTGTTGATTCACTTCGCTCGTTTGATGAAGCAATGTACATCCTTATGTGTGGAACTGGTGTCGGGTATTCAGTAGAATCAAAATACATTAACCAACTCCCTGTCATCAATGAACACTTTGAGAATTCATCAACATCCATTGTTGTAGATGATTCTAAGGCTGGGTGGGCTAAAGCCCTAAGAGAACTTATCGCTCTTCTTTATCAGGGACAGGTTCCATCATGGGATGTTTCTAATGTTCGTCCCGCAGGCGCAAGACTTAAAACTTTTGGTGGAAGAGCATCAGGACCAGAACCTTTAGAACGTCTTTTTAAATTCACCGTTGAAACAGTTAAAAGTGCTGCTGGAAGAAAACTTACTCCATTAGAGGCTCATGACATTATGTGTAAGATTGCAGAAGTTGTAGTTGTCGGTGGCGTTCGACGCTCTGCGATGATCTCCCTCTCTGATCTTGAAGACCGTAATATGGCATCATCTAAGTCTGGCTCATGGTGGGAATATAACGGACAACGCGCTCTTGCTAATAACTCTGCCGTATATGAATCAAAGCCAAGCATGGAAGTATTCATGGCTGAATGGAAATCATTGTATGACTCTAAGAGTGGAGAAAGAGGTATTTTTTCTAGAGATGCCGCTCGTAAAGTAGCAGCAGTAAATGGTCGCAGGGATGCAACAGCAGAATTTGGCACTAATCCATGCAGCGAAATTATTCTTAAACCGTTTGAATTTTGTAATCTTACAGAAATTGTTGTGAGAGAGGATGACACATTAGAAGACCTTTTAGAAAAAGTTGAGGTGGCAACTATTCTTGGAACATTCCAGTCTACATTCACAAGATTTAAATATCTACGCAAGCAATGGCAAAAAAATTGTGAAGAGGAAAGATTGCTTGGAGTATCATTAACTGGTCAACTTGGGCATAAAATTCTTAATGGTAGTAAAGGAGAGGCGAAACTTATTGACTGGCTTAATGCCATGAGAGAGAAGGCTGTTGAAGTAAATGCAGAGTGGGCAAAGACACTAGATATTAATCCTGCCGCTGCTATTACCTGTGTAAAGCCTTCTGGAACGGTATCTCAGTTGGTCGGCTGCTCATCAGGAATGCATCCTTGGCACAATGAATTCTACGCCCGTACTATCCGTGGAGACAATAAAGACCCCATTACCACTATGCTAAAAGATTTTGGAATTATCTCTGAGCCAGATGTAATGAAACCTTCAGAGACAACAGTGTTTACATTTCCTATTAAGGCTCCAAAAGGTTCTCTTACAAGAAAAGATCTTACTGCTATACAACATCTAGAACTTTGGCTAATGTATCAAAGACACTGGTCAGAGCATAAACCATCAATCACTATTTCTGTAAAAGAAAATGAATGGATGGCTGTTGGGGCATGGGTATATGAACATATGGATGAATTATCTGGAGTCTCATTCTTACCATACTCAGACCATACTTATCAGCAGGCCCCATACCAGGATATAACCGATGTAGAGTATAATGAATTATTAGAAAAAACTCCGAATAATATTGACTGGGCATGGCTGAGTTACTATGAATCATCAGATGGTACTACTGGGAGCCAGGACTTAGCCTGTGCCGCAGGGTATTGTGAAACGGTAGATATTAATTCGGCATAGTGGAGGGTAAGTGTCTTACAGTAAACTTATTTTACGAGACTCTGCAGAAATTGTTTGGCCTTTAGATGATATTACCAACTCCTCATCAATATCTAAGCCTATAAATTTTTTTAATAGCAACCAGAATTCATATAGTGCTTCTATAAATATTTCTAATACAGATGTTATGAATAACCCCATAGTTTTTGGCGGAGGTCTAGCATTAAGCCTTTCAAGTTCCGCCGTGGGACTATCTATTCCAGCCCTTGGAAAATTCTCAGAACTTTATTCTAGTAAAGATTCATCTATATCTTTATGGTTCCAGTCAAATAATTTATTTCCAACAGAATATCCTATATTTAAAAAACGCAACTATAAAAATATAGGTTTATTTATTAAAGACAATTATTTAATATTTAGGTACGGCACAACTGCTAGTTACGCAGAAGTATCTGCTGATGTAGTAGACTTATCCGAGCCAACACATATTGTAGTTTCTAAAACATTCTCTGGTCTATCTCTTACAATAAATGGCGCACAGTTTAATACGTTTGATAATATCCCTGCATTGGATATAGACCTACAGCATACCGCAAATGACTACATTGATTTTTATGGTCCTCCGCAAAAATCTTGGGTGGTAGATTCTATTGCATTTTATCCAAACGCAATCAATACTTCTGTTGCCAAAAGACATTATGTTTATGGATTAGGTAAGACAGTCACTGATGATGTATTTTATACAAGAGGTGGCAACCTGTATAACTTATCTACATTACCGACTGAAAAAATTATTGATATTAACTGGGATTATAAAAACGAGTGGAAATTAACAGAACTACTTGACCTTTCTCTAGAAAATGACGGAATAAAATCAGCACAATACTCTAATCCGAAACTATATTCATTTGATAACAATATAAACACTGCATCAGGAAGAATTTCATTTTATCGATCTAGCAGTGCTACTCAGGCTTCATATATAGAAATTGACAAACTATATAACAAAATTGGCGGAGGAGAATATCCTTTTTTTGTTAAATTTAAACTCAATGGACAACTTCCATTCCCATACCTATCTCAAAGATTAGTGTCCTATGGAAAGTTTCCTGAGAATGAGATAATTAACTTTGATTTATATAATGATCAAAACACTTATAGGGTTGTAGCCAATGTACCTGGCTCATCTTCTATTTCTTTTCCTGTATCTAATATAAGTTCAAGCCCGTCATTTTATATTGGTATGAAGTTTTCTGGAAACACTACAGTATTTTTTGCACAAGAAAATCAATCTATTCAATCCGCATCTTTTAATTATGTTAGTTCGGGCGGGTATGGTATAGACCCTCTGACACCATACTTTCCCCCGTCCGCCGATATATCTTTAAGAATAGGAAGTTCATTAAACTATAATGAATTCAGTTTTACTGACAGCGTTTATGACGTTAGTCAATTCAATGGATCGTTTGAAGAGTTTTTAGTTGTTCAAAAAGATTTTTCCGCCTCATCAACATTTCAACATTTAAATTCATATAGAAAAGATAGATATAGATTCGTCTACGACTCTGAAAAAAATAGATTTAAAGTTTCATCATACGGGTACGGTAGTTTTAATATTCATTCTATTAATTTTTCGGAGTATATCTCAGACAGTGAGCAGAAACTTTTTGCTAATGTAATAAAGGTTGGTTACCCAGATATTAATTCTGCTTCACAGGTATACTTTTATGTAACACATTTATCTTATAGCGGAAGCGTCATTTATCCAAAAACCTTACTCTCTCATGAAAATTATTTATCATTTATAAACAATAAAAACCTTTCAGACTCGTATCTTAAGTTTGACTTTGAAGTGTACTCAGAAGATTGCATTAACTATCCACCTAAAATTAAATACTTCCAAATGCAGACATTTAAGTCAACTGAACAATATTTATCAATGAGAGACGATGCTGGTCCAGACTATAAACTTTATCCAACATCATCAACCGTATTTCTTCCTGAAATAAGATATACTCCAACAATTTTTATGACTGATAATTCTGGTATTAGCATGAATAGAACAATATCTGACTTTTCTGAAAATATTATGTCTAAGCCTTTAGACCCAAGAGTTATTAATGGATTAAAGTTGTGGTTGGATGCAAGATTTATTAATGGTTTAAATGCTGCTCTACCAGAAGATGATTCAAGGGTATTAATATGGCAAGATTTATCAGGAAATAATTTTCATGCTACACAAACTACTAGTTCTTTATCACCAATATATAGATCGCAGTCCTTGAATCTTTTTACAAGTAATCAGTTAAATGGATCAGATACAGATTCATTGAATTTTATAATACCTATAAACTCAACAGTAGAATCTTCTGTATCTTCTGCCATAAACGGTAATAAAGGGTTAAAGGTTACACCAAATAATTTATCTAACAATTCATATATAGATTTAACATTTAATACTGCTTCAATAGGCACATTTTCTAGTCAAAGTTATACTGTAATAGGTTCTATAAAATTAGATAAACCTCAAACTGCATCTAGCCTTAATATTAATGCAAGAAAAATAATTATATTTGAAGAACGCGGAGGTACTGAAGTATTTTCTGCATCATCTATAGCATCTAATAATTCAAAAGGAATATACTCTCTTTCCGCTATATTTACTACTGCTTCATCTACTACTAGATCAATAGTAAGATTTTATAACGGGTCTAATGACTCAAGAGATTATGTATCATGGGATAATTTAGGGTTATACCCAGTAACATCAGGATCTTATATCTCACAATGGATTAAGCCACTAAGTTTAAACGACTTTCCCACAATAAAATTTAATGGAACTACAACATTTGTTCAGTCATCTGCATCTTCAATAAATAGTAATTCTTTATATGTAGTTGCAAGAAATTTTGGAAATTCTATACTAATACAATCAACCACTGCATCAATACTTTATTCTAATAGTGCTAGTTATTTTGTATCGTATGGAAGCCCCCAAAGGTATTCTTTGTCAGATAACAAATTTAAACTATTTTCGATATTAAATAATGGAACAAGCGCGTCAGTATTTATTAATGGAAATTTTGCTGGATCAGCAAATAGTGGTTCTGTAAGTATAAATAGATTATTTATAGGAAGACAACTTAGAGGAGATATTTCAGCAGTGGTTCTATATGAAGGTATCAATTCTATAAAAGACAGAGAAAGAATTGAACGGTGGCTTAATGAATCGTTCCCCATGTACTGATCGTTTTTATGTTAATATTAAATAAATAAATATGAGGAGTTTTTATGGCTATCCCTCCCATTAGGGACCATGGACAATCTGGACATTTACAAGATCACAATGATCTTAGAGATACGTTGTCGGTTCATGATGGTTATTTGGACCAAGGGGTTAAGACTACTGATTCTCCTATTTTTGGTGGAGTTAAGTTTGGTCAAACATCTCATTCTTCTGCCGTAATTAATATCAATACTAATCTTTCAACCACAATAGACTCTTTTTCTGCCAGTGCCTATAGAAGTGCAGAGTATAATATACAAATTAGCCAAGGGGCTAAGTATACAAATGTAAAATCTACTGTTCTGCATGATGGTACAAATGCGGGGATATCAGAATACGGCAAGGTGGAGATGGGTGGAAGCATTGCTTATGTTCTCTCTGCTGATATTTCTGGTCCCAATACACTATTGTCATGCTTGATATCGGATGGAGATACTTCTTCCGCAGTTGTCAAATTTTTCAGAACAATAATAAACTTATAATGATATAATTTTATTAAATTCATCTTTTGTGAGGTTCGTATGGCTACTGTAAATAAAGACTTTGTTGTTAAGAATGGTGTGGTGGCTGGCGCTAATGTTCAAGGCGTCCAGATTGTATCCACTACATCTTCACTTCCACCGTTTACTGTTACATCTTCTGCAAACGTTGGCAACCTTTCTGCCGATCTTTTAGACGGTAATCATGGTTCTTACTACCTAGATTTCAATAATATTACTAATGTCCCTGATCCAGTAATTGGTGTTGAATTAACTGGAGACATTACTGGTGCTGCTAGTGCCACACTTACAAATCTTGGAAATGGTCAAATTTCTATTGCTACTACAATTGCAGGAAATTCTATTGCATTAGGTACAGATACAACTGGAAACTATATTGCTGGAATTTCTGCAGGAACAGGTGTTTCTGTATCTTCTTCAGCAGGAGAAGGTGCTGTATCAGCAATATCAATTGGTCAGGACGTAGCCACTTCAGCAAATGTATCCTTCAATACCATTACTTCAACTGCTCTTACAGGCGCACCACTAGTAGTTTCATCATCTGTACAGGTTAATAACCTTAACTCACAATATCTAGGTGGTTACTCAGTACTTGAACTTCTTGGAATGTCTGGAGTTCAATCTGTTTCTGGAACGGCTAATGAAATTACTGTATCAGCCTCAACTGGAAATATTCAAATTGGTCTTCCAGATAATGTAACTATTGCGGGATCACTAACTGTTGGTGAAAATCTTGTTATTTCAGGATCTACAGTAGTTATTAATTCAACAGTAGTTACTATTGATGATCCAATCTTTACTCTTGGTGGAGATACCGCTCCAACTTTAGATGACAATAAAGATCGCGGCATTGAATTTAGATACCATAATGGAACTTCTGCAAAAGTTGGATTCTTTGGTTTTGACGATTCTAGTGGCAAGTTTACCTTTATTCCAGATGCTACTAATTCATCTGAAGTTTTTAGTGGAACTAAAGGAACGATTGATGCCAATGTCGAATGGGCAGATATTCTTAGCAAGCCAAGTCCAACAATAACTCTAGGTGGAGACCTTTCAGGCAATGTAACGTTAACAGATCTAGGTTCTGGTACACTGACTGCAACTGTAGAAAAAGATTTTAATCTTGTTTTTACAGGTGATGTTACTGGTACAGGAACTGTATCCAATCTTGATAGTGCAAGTATTGCTCTTACTATTGCTGCAAATTCTATTGCTCTTGGAACAGATACCACAGGCAACTATGTTGATGGCATATATGGCACGCCAAGCCAAATTTTGGTCGCAGGATCTGGTGTAGAAAGTGCATCTGTTGTACTTAGCCTTCCACAAAATATTGCTACTACATCAACTCCTACATTTGCTGGTGTAGACCTACCAGAAGGCAGAATTACTTCTTCTTCCGCCACAATAACAGCAAATAGTACCCCAACAACAATTGATACTTTTGCTGTCTCTTCATTCACCACCGCTGAATATACGATAAGAGCAAAGCAGGGTACAAAAATGACAGTAGAAAAGATTCTTGTTATGTGGGATGGAACAGATGTTTCACTATCAGAATACTCAATAATGGATGCTGCAACAGGTGCTGCCAATCTAACATTTAGCGCTACCGAATCTGGCGGAACAGTATCATTAACGGGTTCATCTCCAGATGCTGCATCTACAAATATTATAATTAAGGCAGTCCGTACTGCAATAGATGCATAATAATAAAACGAGGGGATAGGGAACCTTGGCTAGCATTGATAAAGACTTTAAAGTTAAGAACGGCCTTATTGTTGGCGATTCTACTAACCTTGTTAACTATTCCTCCTCATCACCATCAAATCCTTTTATTGGACAACTATGGATTAGTGCAAGTAGCCTATATGCATGGTCTTCAGCGTCTACATGGGTTCTAGTTGGTGACGGTCGCGGAGGTGGATCAGCCTCTGGAACTCCTCTAAATATACCTAACACATTAGTTTCTAGAAGTGCTTCTGGAATATTTTCTATTGGCGGTATAGACCTTGATCTTTCTGGAACAGTACCTCTAGGCGTAGGTAGATTCCAATGGAATTCTTCTTTTGGAACTCCCGAAATTGGTTTAATCGGCGGTAACATTACTGCTCATATCGGACAGCATGTTCATGCATATGTAACAAATGCTGAAGGTTCCCCTCTTGTTAAAGGTGATGTTGTTTATTTATTTGGAGCGTCAGGAGATAGAGCATCTGTTAAAAAAGCAATTAACACATCAGATTCCACATCTGCTAAAAGTTTAGGGGTGGTAGCAGAGGCAATAACAACAGGAGGTCAAGGTTTTGTTACTATATTTGGCGTTGTCGATAAACTTAACTTAAGTGCATATTCACCTGGAGATACTTTATGGTTATCTGCTTCTGCTGGTAAATTTACTAGCGTTAAACCTTCTGCTCCAAAACATACAGTTTTTATTGGTGTTGTAGAAAGAGCAAATGCTGGAAATGGTCAACTTTTTGTTAATGTTCAGAACGGTTATGAGTTAGGTGAACTACATGACGTTTTAATAAATAGTGTTACAAACAATGACATTATTTCATACAATGCGTCATCTAGTGTATGGTTTAATCAAAATCTTGCAACGGCTATTACAGAGGTTGACGGAGCGGGATCAGGAATAGATGCCGATTTACTTGATGGTCAACATGCATCATATTTTCTTAATACTTCTAGTGCAACCCAAGAAAGAACGGGAACAACAACGTTCCATGGAACCGTTAATATTAATAACTTAGTTATTACAGGAAGTGCTACAACAATTACTTCAACAAACTTAGCACTTACAGACTCACTTATTCAACTGGCACATGAACAATATACAACAGATGCTGTAGATATTGGTATAGTTGGATCTTATGGCGATGGTACAACATCTTCTGCAAATCATTATCATACATCTTTTGCAAGAGATGCTTCACAAAATAAATGGAAACTTCTTTCAAAAGGGCCAGCAGCAGTCAATAATACTATTAACTATTCAGATCCATCTGTAGAATTTGGGGTACTACAGATAGCAGCATTAGAAGTTTCTTCAAGTGTAACCGTCACTAACTTTAACGCAGATATGCTTGATGGTCAACATGGATTATACTATCAAAATGCCGCTGGAGCAAGCGCTACATATCTTAAACAATCAGATGCAGCATCAGCATATATTAGAGTCACATCATCTGCTGCAATAGTTTCTGGATATATTCCTGTATCTGCATCTCAGGCATATCTAACTAGAACCACTGCCTCTACATTATATATGTCTATTGGAAGTACGGCTAATCATGCTAACACAGCATCATCCATTAATTCTTCATTAATTACAGGAACAACTCTTCCCTCATCTATTGTTAACTCAAGTTTAACAAGTTTAGGAACATTAAGCGGTAATTTAATTTTATCTCAGGCAACTGAATTTAGCCCACAACTTGTTATTAGAAATACTAATGCTTTAGATAATTCAGGGTATTTAATATTTTCTAAATCTCCTGGTGCATCTGCAGCCCTAATTGGAATGGATCTTGGAACAATTATTTTCCAAGGACCTGACATTAATGGAGTAGTAAAAAATTCTTCATATATAACTGTAGAATCAGTTGCAAATAGTTCTGCTAGTGGTATTCCATCTAATATGTCTTTTTATACAGGAGATTCAGTAGGAAGTCCAACTCCAGTATTAAATCTTACTAGCAGTAAAAGGGTTGGTATAGGTACTTTTAGTCCCGTTACTGAACTGCATGTAATTGGATCAGCAATTATAAGTGGTAATGCATCTGCTCAAACATTTACAGGCGCTCTTTTAGGAAATGCTAATACTGCATCTTCTATAAATTGGAGCAGAGTCACAGATATACCAGATCCAGTAATAGGGGTTTCACTTACTGGAAATACTACTGGCGCTGCTTCAGCAACGCTTACTGACTTAGCAAATGGACAAATATCTATTGTAACAAATACTAGTTTTTCAACAAGTGCCTCTAGTATTAATTGGGATGGAGTTACAAATAAACCCGATCCTATTATTGGAATTAATTTAACAGGAATTGTAACTGGTGCGGCAAGCGCTACACTAACCGATTTACAAAATGGTCAGATCTCTATAACTACTGCAATGAATATTATTACTAATGCTCAGTCTGGAACATCTTATTCATTAGTATTAAGTGATGCTGGAGACTTGGTTGAATTAAATAACGCTAGCCCAATAACATTAGTTATTCCACTTAATTCAACTCAAGCATTTCCAACAGGAACTAAAATTGATATACTTCAGACTGGTGCAGGACAAGTAACAGCATCATATGTTTCTGGTGTCACCCTAAACTCTAGCGGAGGTGCGACAAAACTTGTTGGTCAATGGTCTGCTGCTACGTTAATAAAACGTGGAACAGATACTTGGGTTGCTATAGGTGATTTAACAGTATGAGTGGTATTTGGGTAGGTATTCTTTCTAGTTCTAAAAAAATATCGGCGGGGGTAAGACAGTTCCTCTTTGGCACCTCATCTGGCCTTCTTTATTCTATTGATTCAACTAACACTACCGCTCAAATATCTGGATTTAATACTGGACAGGGAACTACTCCAGACCCCGCAAATACTGGCGTTACCTGGACCACACAAAACTCTAATTTTGGTACCACCATCATCCGCTCAGTAGCCTATGGCAACGGCCTATGGATAGCAGGAGGAACCACAGGCCAACTACGTACGTCCACCAATGGCACTACCTGGACAACCCGAACGTCTAACTTTGGCAACACCACCATCAACTCCATAGCCTATGGCAACGGCCTATGGATAGCAGGCGGATACACAGGACAAATCCGCACCTCCACCGATGGCACTACCTGGACAACCCGAACGTCTAACTTTGGCAACACCCAAATCAACTCCGTAGCCTATGGCAACGGCCTATGGATTGCAGGAGGAGGCACCCCAGAATTTTTGTCCATCGCTATCCGCACTTCCACCGATGGCACTACCTGGACCACGCGAACCTCCAACTTCGAAAGCGCCATTCTCTCCGTCGCCTATGGCAACGGCCTATGGATTGCAGGAGGCGAATACGGACAACTCCGTACCTCCACCGATGGCACTACCTGGACCACCCAAACCTCCAACTTTGGTAGCACCAACATAAACTCCGTAGCCTATGGCAACGGCCTATGGATAGCAGGAGGACGGTCTGGACAAATCCGCACGTCCACCAATGGCGTCACCTGGACCACCCAAACCTCCAACTTTGGCAGCACTACCATCCTCTCCGTCGCCTATGGCAACGGCCTATGGATAGCAGGCGGATACACAGGCCAAATCCGTACCTCCACCGATGGCGTTACCTGGACAACCCGAAACTCTAACTTTGGGGCGACCCGTATCCTCTCCGTCGCCTATGGCAACGGCCTATGGATTGCAGGAGGATTCGCAGGCCAAATTATAACTTCACCTCAGACATATACATCAGCATATTCCCCAATAAACGACATAGAATATATCCCATCAGCATCTACTACATTTGTGGCGGCGGACGATGGAAAATTATTCTCCTCCACCAATTTAACATCTTGGACTTCAGTAAATACAGGAATGACAGGAAATATTAAAGTTGTAGAATATGGTGGAGGTGATACTCAACCTGCTGGAGTTTTTTGGGTTACTCAAAACTCTAACTTTGGCAATACCAATATCTTCCCCGTAGCCTATGGCAATGGCCTATGGATTGCAGGAGGCTACGCCGGACAAATCCGTACCTCTACCGACACCATAACCTGGGCAACCCAAACCTCTAACTTTGGCGCTACCAACATATTCTCCATAGCCTATGGCAATGGTCTATGGATAGCAGTAGGTAACACAGGAGAAATACGCACCTCTACCAATGGCGTTACCTGGACCACACAAACCTCTAACTTTGGCGCTACCCCCATCCGCTCCGTAGCCTATGGCAACGGCCTATGGATAGCAGGAGGAAACACAGGCCAACTACGTACGTCCACCAATGGCACAACCTGGACCACCCAAACTTCCAACTTTGGCAACACCACCATCCGCTCCGTAGCCTATGGCAATAGCCTATGGATAGCAGGCGGATACACAGAAATCCGCACTTCCACCAATGGCGTAACCTGGACCACCCAAACCTCCAACTTTGGTAGCACCAACATCCGATCCGTAGCCTATGGCAATAGCCTATGGATAGCAGGCGGATACACAGGACAAATCCGTACCTCCACCGATGGCGTAACCTGGACTACCCAAACCTCCAACTTTGGCAACACCACCATCCGCTCCGTAGCCTATGGCAACGGTCTATGGATGGCAGGAGCAGAGCAAGGGCAACTTCGCACCTCCACCAATGGCGTCACCTGGACCACCCAAACCTCTAACTTTGGTGCCACTAACATCAACTCCGTAGCCTATGGCAACGGTCTATGGATAGCAGTAGGTAACGCAGGCCAACTGAGAACCTCTGCATCAGCAGGTTCTTTTATTTCATATTTTGTAGGCGGTGATTAAAATGACAGAAATTAGATATTCTACAAATAGCATTACTTGGTCAAGTGCAACAATAAACCTTGATCCAGATGCTACCAATAGCACTACCTTTATTTCCCCCGCCGTTACTAGTGGAAGTATTTCTTCTATTGCTTATGCTAATAACATTTGGTCGGCTGTATTGAGTAATGGAGTAGTTCTAAGATCACTTCAAGCAACACAATCTTTAGGAACATTTAATACTATATATAATAGATTAGGAGTTTCCTGGACCACCCAAAACTCTAACTTTGGTAGCACCACCATCAACTCCGTAGCCTATGGCAATGGCCTATGGATTGCAGGAGGTCTTTCAGGACAACTGAGAACCTCTACCAATGGCGTCACCTGGACAACCCAAACCTCCAACTTTGGCAACACCACCATCCGCTCCTTAGCCTATGGCAATGGCCTATGGATTGCAGGAGCCTCCGGCGGCCAATTGAGAACCTCCACCGATGGCGTAACCTGGACTACCCAAACCTCTAACTTTAGTATCACCAACATCCTCGGAATCTTTTCCGTAGCCTATGGCAACGGCCTATGGATTGCAGGAGGAGGCGACGGAGAAATCCGCACCTCCACCAATGGCGTAACCTGGACAACACAAACCTCTAACTTTGGTTTCAATATCATCCGCTCCGTAGCCTATAGCAGCGGCTTATGGATAGCAGGAGGTAACGCAGGCCAATTAAGAACCTCCACCAATGGCGTCACTTGGACCACGCAAACCTCTAACTTAAACACCACCATCGCCTCCGTAGCCTACGGCAACGGTTTATGGATTGCAGGGGGCTACGCAGGACAAATCCGTACGTCCACCAATGGCACAACCTGGACCACCCAAACCTCCAACTTTGGCAGCACTAACATCCTCTCCGTCGCCTATGGCAACGGCCTATGGATAGCAGGCGGATACACAGGACAAATCCGTACCTCCACCGATGGCGTAACCTGGACTACCCAAACCTCCAACTTTGGTGCCACTAACATCAACTCCGTAGCCTATGGCAACGGCCTATGGATAGCAGGAGGCAGCACCGGACAACTCCGCACCTCTGAAAACTCATCAATATTGCCAAATAACTATAAATTACATTCTTTCAATAATTCTTTTTACGCCTTTTCATCAGCATCATCTACTTTAAGTTCAACAAATGCAGAAACTTGGACAACAGTATCTGGACCAACGGCGGTAAATGGAATGTTTTCTACTGCTTCCACCGCTTTTGCCGTTGTAAATTCTGGAACATTTTGGCGGTCAACAGATGGAAGTACATGGGTCACTCAAGTATTCGCTAGTTCTTCATCTGGGGGAATTCAAGGTGCTACTTGGAAAGAGCAAACCTCTAACTTTGGAAATAGTGTAATATTCTCCGTAGGATATAACAACGGTCTATGGGTAGCAGTAGGAAGTGCAGGTCAAATCCGCACCTCCACCGATACCGTAACCTGGACTACGCAAAACTCTAACTTTGGCAGCGTCAGCGTCTACTCCGTAGCCTATGGCAATGGCATATGGATAGCAGGTGCGTATAGTGGTCAGGGTAGAACTTCCACAGACACCATTACTTGGAATACAGTAAACTTTAATATTGGAACTAGTGGAATAGCATCTAACTTTGGTACCACCGCAATCTACTCCGTAGCCTATGGCAACGGTCTATGGATAGCAGGCGGATTAACAGGCCAAATCCGCACCTCCACTAATGGCACAACCTGGACTACCCAAACCTCCAACTTTGGCGCTACCAACATCCGCTCCGTAGCCTATGGCAACGGCCTATGGATAGCAGTAGGGGAAGGTGCCCAAATCCGCACTTCCACCAATGGCGTTACTTGGACTACCCAAACTTCTGGCTTTATTGGGAGCAATCCTATCTACTCCGTAGCCTATGGCAACGGCCTATGGATAGCAGGAAGTAGCGGAGGCCAATTGAGAACCTCCACCGATGGCACTACCTGGACTAGCCGAACCTCTAACTTTGGCTCTACCAACACCATTTTCTCCGTAGCCTATGGCAACGGCCTATGGATAGTGTCAGGCAGCGATAGCCAAATGAGAACCTCCACCGATGGCGTGACCTGGACTACCCGAACTTCTAACTTTGGCGGTACCGCTATCCTCTCCGTAGCCTATGGCAACGGCCTATGGATTGCAGGAGGATACACAGGCACCCTCCGTACCTCCACCAATGGCACTACCTGGACAACCCGAACTTCTAACTTTGGCAACACCAACATCCGCTCCGTAGCCTATGGCAACGGCTTATGGATAGCAGGCGGATTAACGGGCCAAATCCGCACCTCCACCGATGGCGTGACCTGGACTACCCGAACTTCTAACTTTGGCAACAGCATGATCCTCTCCGTCGCCTACGGCAACGGCCTATGGATTGCAGGAGGCTACACAGGTCAACTCCGTACCTCCCCCGATGGCGTAACCTGGGACGGAGAAGATAGATTAACTACAAACGGTATTACATCTGTGTCACATAATAGTAATAGGTGGGTGATAGTAACTACTTTAGGAAATATTTCAACATCTACAGATAATACAACCTGGGTATCAGTAGTTTCTAACTTTGGCAACACCCAAATCCAATCCGTAGCCTATGGCAACGGTCTATGGATAGCAGGCGGATACACAGGCCAAATCCGTACGTCCACCGACACCATAACCTGGGCAACCCAAACCTCTAACTTTGGTAGCACCAGCATCCGCTCCGTAGCCTACGGCAACGGCCTATGGATAGCAGGAGGCGTTGCAGGACAACTAAGAACCTCCACTAATGGTGTTGCCTGGACCACCCAAAACTCTAACTTTGGCAACACCACCATCCACTCCATAGCCTATGGCAATGGCATATGGATAGCATCAGCAGAGCAAGGGCAACTTCGCACCTCCACCGATGGCGTGACCTGGACAACCCAAACTTCTAACTTTGGAACTACCTTAATCCGCTCCGTAGCCTACGGCAACGGCCTATGGATTGCAGGAGGAAACACAGGAAAATTAAGAACTTCTTTGCCCTATTCTTTAATTAATGATTCCCTACAAAAAATGGCAAAATTTGGCAGCACCTATCAAATTCAAGGAACTAATGCTGTATATTCGTCTACTGATTTAACTATATGGACTACCGTCACAATTCCTGTATCTGCATCAACTGTAAATGATATAATTGGCCTAGAGTAGATAGGAAAAACCATTGAGTAAGTTTTATTTTCTTTCCGGCCTTCCAAGGTCTGGAAGCACACTTTTATCATCAATTTTAAATCAAAACCCAGAAATTTATTCAGGACCAAACTCCCCCATGTGTGGGATGATGGTTAATCTTGAACGTAGTATTTTAGCGTCTGAACAATATAATGCATACCCAAAACCTCATGTCATTTCTCCCACGGTTTATGGGGTACTAGAAAATTATTATTCAGATATAAATAAGCCTAATATTATTGATAAGTCACGATCATGGTCAACAAAAGAAAACTTTGGAACACTACTAAGAAATCTCCCCTATGACCCTAAGGTAATTTTGACGGTGAGAAACATAAATGAAATTCTTGCCTCTTTTATCTATATGATTAATCAAAATCCACAGAAGACTTCATTTATTGATCAGGAAATAGAAGCAAGGCAGGAGTTTTATTACTACCGCCATCCTGATGAAATTAGATGTGACCATTTGATGCGTCCAAAAGGACTTATTGATGAGTGTTTGTATGGAATTGCCTATGCGATGCTAGAAGAAAATAGACAATATTTTCACATTGTTGAGTATGACAATTTGGTTGGCAGGACAGATGAAACTATCAAGGGCATCTATGACTTCCTTGGCCTAGAATACTTTGATCATAACTATAATAAAATAGTTAATATAACCCCAGAAGATGATAGAATCTACGGTATTGAAGGGTTACACAACGTTCGCCAATCAATTGAGCATCGTAGAATAAATATTGGTGAATATCTTTCACCTTATATTCTTAATAAATATAATGGATTAGAGTTTTGGAGGAATGTTGAAGCCCCACTATAATGTATTAATTTGCACTCCTGGAAGAATGATGGAGGCAGAATATGTAAGAAGTCTTGTTGCAACTATTTCCCATTTAGAAAAAATAGGCATATCTTATTTATATCTAAATGAGTATTCCTCTCAAGTAAATGCAGCGCGGGAAGCAACAATAATGGGATCACGTTTTCTTCATGCTTTTGCCACAGAACCAGTAAACAGTCAGGTAACGTATGACAAAATAGTTTGGATAGACTCAGATATTTCTTGGGAACCAGATCAATTTATGAAGTTGTACGAATCGTCATACGATGTAGTTTCTGGAGTCTACTATAATGAAGAAAACGTACCGCTCTTTAGTTTCAAAGAAGACGATATTTATTTTGACCACGACTTATTAAAAAGAAAAGAATACCCGTTTGAGGTCTTTGCAGTAGGATTCGGATTTGTTTCAATGAAATCTGGGGTATTTGAAAATATTCCTCGCCCATGGTTCGACGTAGTATTTCAAAAAATAGAGAATGAAGATAAAACTAAAGAGATGTATATACCTTGGGGAGAAGATTTTTCCTGGTGCAAAAAAGCGGGGGAAGCAGGATATAAAATTTATCTTGACCCCAGCATAAAAGTATGTCATCATAAGAAGATCGCTATAAGGGGATAAATGAAACCGCATTTTAATATAGTATTTGCTACTCCAGCAAATTCTTTTACTCCAGACTATCTAAGAAGTCTGCTTATTACTACTAATGCCCTGAATCAAGAGGGGGTAAGTTGGAATTTTCTTAGTCAGGGGGGGTCACTTGTTGCCATGGCTAGAGAGTCAACCATTGGTGGATACGATACAAATAATGTAAAAATGACTCAGCCATGTAGCGGTGAATTTACCTATGACATGATTATGTGGATTGATTCAGATATTGCATGGAGTCCCGCCGACGTTTTTAGACTATATAAGTCTGATAAGAAAATTATTTCTGGATGCTATCTCATGGAAGACAGACACATTCCGATTTATCAACAACCTCGCGGCGGTATGATGCCAGAAGAACTTCTTGATCAGTATCATAAGCCTTTTAAAGTAGCAGGATGTGGATTTGGATTCCTTGCAGTAAAATCAGGGGTATTTGAGAATATGCCCAGACCCTGGTTTGGACCAGAAAGCGTTCCTAGTGTAGATGAAGAAACAGGGGAAACAACTGAAGATTTCCTTCTTATTGGAGAAGACCTTTCATGGTGTACAAAAGCGATCAAGTCAGGATTTGACATTTGGGTAGACCCATCTGTAAGAGTTCTACATCAAAAGACATTTAAGTTGAATTGGGTAAAGCCATGAAGATAAAATTTGAGCCATTCAGTCATGAGGCAGAACTTCTGTTTGAAAGGCCGCAGCCAGCAGCACAGTCTATCCCAGGCTGGTATAAAAAGATGCCTGTTCATATGGACGGCGAAAAAATAACTGGGTTATCAAAAAACGGAGTAGCGGTAAGCAATCTTACTCTTAAGGGATGCTCCCCGTTCCTTGATGCACTCACATCTGGATATATGTTTGTTCTGCCATTCGACCTAGAATTTAGAAATCATCCAGGAAAAGGAATTAATGTGCGGTGGGCAACCAATGTTAATTTTATAGGCTCTCACGGTCCAGATCAGGCTCCTGGGCTGCCTGCTCCAGTAGGTGGCGGAATGGATTTACTTAAATGGAGTCCTGGCTGGAGGGCAATAACCCCCAAGGGCTATAGTTGTTTATTCACTCACCCACTTAATAGACACGACCTTCCATTCAGAACTTTTTCTGGGGTGGTAGATACAGACTCCTATGAACTAGGAGTCGAATTTCCCTTCCAACTTCTTAACACAATCAAAGAAGAGATTTTTGTTCTTGAAGCAGGGACTCCCATATGTCAAATGATTCCTTTCAAAAGAGAGGACTGGAGATCATCACAGGTAGAGTTTGATGAGGATGCCAATAAAAAAAATGGTTTTAAGTTAAAGTCTAAAATTGTTAGATCATATAAGAGTCAATTCTGGAGTAAGAAGAGTTACCTGTGAGTGCAAAAATTTGGAGAAGATGATGGCTGATTGGTTACAAAGAATTTCTAATGACAGCAACGTAAAGCCTGCACGAGGCGGGACGGAATTACTAAAAGACGGAATGATAAAACATTCTAAATTTTCAGAGTATGATAATTTAAATTTATTAGTTGCAACTCCAGACCCATCTAAAGTTAGATTTACTAAAAAGAATATTTTATGGCAGCATCTAAACTATTCAGATGAGTCTCTTGCTCCAATGAAGGATAATGCTTTTATGAAGTCTATTGATGCAACAGTTTATGTGTCACATTGGCAACTAGAGAAATTTAGGTATCTCTTTCAGGTTCCGCTTCATAATGCATATGTTATTCGTAATGCCATAGAACCAATAGAATTTAAACCAAAATCAAAAGGTGGCAAGTTAAAGTTAATTTACACATCAACTCCATTTAGGGGTCTTAGCATTTTGCTAGATGTTATGGAGCAACTTGACCGCGATGATATTGAGTTAGATGTATATTCATCAACTTCTGTATATGGATCAGGCTACGAGGCACATTATTATGGGGTATATGAAGATCTATTCAATCGCGCCCGTGAGACAAAAGGTGTCAATTACATTGGGTACGCCGAAAATAATGAAATTCATAAAGCAGTACAAGATGCTCACATATTTGCCTACCCTAGCATTTTTGAAGAAACCGCCTGCTTGTCAATGATTGAGGCAGGCGCAGCAGGATGTAACTTAGTTACTACTGATGTCGGGGCTTTACCAGAAACTGGTGCAGCATATGCAAAAATGTGTATAATTAAACCAAATGAAGAGCAAATCGCTAATACATATGCAGAACTTCTTAACGAACAAATAGATAATTACTGGACAAAAGATAATCAAGAATTAATACGCGAACAGTCAGACTACTTCAATAAGTATTATAACTGGGAGCGTAGAGCAAAAGAATGGAATAGACTTTTTGAAATTTTAACGGAAGGAGAATAATGTCTAACCCTAATATTACTTTAATTGGTAGAGTGGCAAATGATGTAGAGTTTAAGACTCTGCCGAGTGGAACGTCAGTAGCAAGATTTAGACTAATTACTAATGACCGCCGTAAGAATGCCTTTGGTGAGTGGGAAGACCATGATACATCTGGCTGGAATATTACTGCTTGGGATCGGCTGGCAGAAAATATTGCTGGTGAATTTAATCGCGGGGAGCAAGTAATTGTTAATGGAGTTATTAAAGAAACTTCATGGATAGATACAAATAGCGGGGAAAGAAAATATTCTTTTGAGGTAAAGGCTCAACATATTGGTAAAGACCTATTACTATCATCAAAATCATATGCTAAGTCTGGATCAGATATTGACTGGAATTGATCTATAATTAAGTATGCTTAAATATTTAGGATCAGTCGGTGCTTTTATACGTCTTAATGATAGTGAAAATAAGACGTATAAGTTATTGGAAATTTTTTCTTCCTCCGCCGCTTCTGAATTGCTATTTTCTGCAAGTGTCAATAATTTGAACGGATCGGTAAGAATCAATACCGCCTCAACATCTATATATGTCAATGGATATACTGCATCAGTTCTGCCGTCCCAACAATGGGCGCACTTGACATTATCCTTTGACAATAAGTTATGGACCTATGACAATAATAATTTCCTTATTAGATTTGGTCATTCTGGTTCAAGTAATTTCAACCTACAAAATGTTTATATTTTAGATAATTCATTTAGTTCCTCTGCCGCTGCGTTCTTACATGAAGAATTTACGGGCGGGACCAGCATGAAGGTCCGTGTATCTGACTCAGCATCTTATTCTTTTAATATTACTGATGCGATAGAAACTAATTTTATTTCAGCATCAACAAATGTCATCTATCAGCCATTGAAGAATCAAAATAGGTACGCCTTTGATCTATACGCAGCGACGGAAGACAGTCTATCTAGATTTGTTTCAGCGTCTTTGATGACTAATGATAATCTTTATGTAGACACCGTTGGACTAATTCCAGGGTCTAAAGTTTTATCTCTAGCAGATAATCAGGTGTATGAACTTACAGCATCATCTAATTTATCTATAGTAAGTGCATCTGTTGGAGATATATTTAAAGTTCTCTATGGTCAGTATTTGTCAAATACATTCTTTGCAAAGTCTAGTGCGTCGTTCACAATTAGCCCTGCTAGGGTAAAAATTGCTTCATATGTGAACAGAATACAGCCAAATAACACTTAATATGATATTATCAGGTACATGGGACTACAAGTAGTAAGAGATAAGAGCAGTTACGGTATATATGTATGGCTTCTGCCAGAAGGCGGAGTCTTTAAGGATGATGATAACAACGTTCTTAATATTCCTTCTGAAAGAGGAGATATCACAAAGATGGCGGAAATTCGTAAAGCCGCCGCTCATTATGGACAGCCAGAAGGACAAGCAGTATTCATTCCTGGAATTGGTCGGGTAACAGAAGAAGAATACCAAGAAGACAAGTATAGAATGGAAAACGGCCTTCTATCTTATGGAGATACGGGAGCATGGAAAGATGCAGCAAGAACCAGAAGATCTTTGGATCAATGAAGTAAACCTTAGCAAGTCTATAGGTCAAGAATCCTTTATTGCTTCAGAAAAAGATGACTTTCGTCAGGATGCTGACGATATTTTGTCGTTAAACGGACTCTCTCAAAACTTTAAGCGTTCTGCTCGTAGAAAAATTAGCAAGTCATTAATTACTGCTGGCGGAGAAATAGTAACCGCTGAAGACAATATGTACTCTGGTGATGGGGCTACCTCTAAGCAAATCATTCCAGATAAGTACGGTTACGGCATCTTTGATGTTGTTGAGCCTCTTTACAATCAGGCGGCACTTGCTAAAATTTATGAACTTTCCGCTGCAAACTATTCAGCCATCAACGCTAAAGTAGCAAATATTGTTGGACTTGGGTACGATCTTGTTCCAACAATTAACGTTATGGAGAGACTTGAGTCTATTAGTAGTGAAGAAGAACTTGGGAGAGTAAGAAGAAACCTTGCTCGTCAAAAGCACCGCATTGTTGACTGGCTAGAAACAAGAAATGACGATGATACCTTTACTATGACACTTATGAAAGCCTATATTGATGCTGAATCAACAGGAAACGGGTACATTGAAATAGGTAGAAAGACAACTGGAGAAATTGGTTACATTGGTCATATCCCTGCTCCTACGATGAGAGTACGTCGCCTCCGTGACGGATTTGTTCAAATTGTTAACGGTAAGGCTGTATTCTTCCGTAATTTCCAAGGTGAAGAAAAGAATCCTATTACCACCGACCCTAGACCAAACGAAATAATTCATATTAAGAATTACACTCCAACAAATACTTACTATGGACTACCTGCAATTGTGGCGGCAAAGAATGCAATGGCAGGAAATGAATTTGCCTCTCGCTTTAATCTAGAGTATTTTGAGAACAAGGCTGTCCCCCGCTATATTTTCTGGCTTAAGGGTGCAAAGATGAGCCGCGCAGCGGAAGAAAGATTATTTGAATTTTTTCAAGGTAATCTGCGCGGACAGTCCCATAGAACCGCTATCATTCCTATCCCTGGAGATACACCAGATAATAAGGTAGAAATGAAGATGGAGCCAATTGAAACTAATATTCAAGACTCATCATTCAATAACTATAAGAAGATGAATAAGGATGAAATCCTTATGGCTCACCGCGTTCCTGCCTCAAAGGTTGGTGCTACGGACGGTATTGGTTTGGCGGCAGCAAGAGAATCAGATAGAACATTCAAGGAGCAAGTATGTCGCCCAGCACAGGATGCCCTTGAAAAGAAAATCAATAGGATCATTGCTGAAAAAACAGACGCATTCAAATTTGAATTTAATGAACTTACTCTTACTGATGAAGAAACTAGATCTAAGATTGACGAGCGCTATTTGAGAATGCAAGTAATTGTTCCCAATGAAGTAAGAGAAAGACTAGGAATGTCTACACTTCCTAGTGGTGATGAGCCAGTTGTTCTTAATGCTCAACAAAGAGCAGAGCAAACGGCTCAGACAACTCGCAATAGAGTAAGAGACCAAAATAGATCTTCTAACGCCCCAGACATAGATGAAACAGGACGGGCGACACAAGGAGAAGGTAGGCAGCAAAATTAATAAGACTATATATAATATAATTTAATTGTTATGATTATTAATAAAGCACATTTTGACGTAGACGGAGACAATGTTCGTCTCACTATGCCCATCGCTAAAATCGATGAAGAGCGTAGAATAGTTAGTGGATTTGCCACCCTGGACAATGTAGATCGCCAGGGTGATGTTTTATTAACAGAGGCTTCTCGTAAAGCATTTGAAAATTTCCGAGGAAATGTGCGTTTAATGCACCAACCAATTCCTGCTGGAAAAGTGGTTTCATTTAGAGAGAATACTTTCTATGACAAGGAATCTGGAAAAATGTACAGCGGAATCTTTGTTGATGCATATATTTCTAAAGGTGCTGAAAATATCTGGCAAATGGTTCTAGACGGCACACTTACAGGATTTTCAATCGGTGGCAGAATTGTAGACTACGAAACAAAAATGGATGACGGTAAAGAATATCCAGGGGTAAGAGTTGTAAAAGAATACGAACTTATGGAACTATCCTTAGTCGATTCCCCCGCCAATCAATTTGCTAATATTCTTTCTATTCAAAAACTTGGGGATGAACTTATCACCTCAGGCATTGCTACTGAATTCTCTACTGAAAATGTATTCTGGTGCAGCACAGATAAAATTGCATTAACTGAAAAATCAGACACATTCAAATGTCCAGTATGTAAGTCAGAAATGATTGAAATTGGTTGGGTAGAATCATCAGACGTTAATAAAAATCAAGAGATGGGTAAACTTGTTGATGCCCTCATTAAAGCAGAATCTTTAAGTGTAGGAGACTTTGTTTCATGGAATTCAAGCGGCGGAACGGCTAGAGGTAAAGTAGAAAGAATTGCCCGTTCTGGCTCCATTAATGTCCCCGACTCAGATTTTACTATTAATGCAGAAGAGGGAGATCCAGCGGTACTTATTAGAGTTTATCGTAAAGGTGCAGAAGGCTGGGCGGCATCAGACACTCGCGTCGGTCACAAAATGAGTACTCTTAGAAGAATATCCTCCCTTGATAAAATGCATCATGAAGACATGGAAGATGATGTAGAAGATGATATGGATGATGAGGGCGTAAGAAAAGAAACTGTTACTAATGAAGTAACTCCTAATCGTAATGCCCAACAGGGTCTTCCTAGTGGTATCCCCCGTCCATCTAAAAAGAAAAAGATTAAATACAAGAAAGAAGCAGGAGATATTGTTTCTGGAGACTATGTTGCCTTTACAGAAAATAATAAATTAGTAAAGGGTCGTGTCGATGTATTAGAAAATACTATGGCGGCAGTAAGAGTGTATAACAATGAGTCAGACAACAAATTCCGTCCGACAGATACACTAGTAACAAAAAATATTTCAGACTTAACAAAAATTAAGGTAGCCAGTAAAGTAGTTATTAAATCACTTGCGGCAGAAGATGAAGAACATCTAAATGCCTTAGTTTCTCAGCATAATGAAAAATATGGTAATGTTATTTTTAAGAGTGTCACGTTTGATGCCATTCGTCAGGTTTTTGAAAGAGGGGTTGCTGCATTTAAAAGCAATCCCATGATGAATAAATCAAATGAGTACTCCCCTGAACAATGGGCGTATGCAAGAGTAAATGCTTTCTTGCAGGCGGTAAGAACAGGGAAATTCAAGAATAGACCATATGACACAGATTTGTTGCCAAAGGGTCACCCATTGTCAACGGAAAAGTCAGACGAAATAGAGGAAAACAGTTTGACTGTACAAAAAAGAGAAGGAGGTGTTGAAATGGCTGAAAATACAAGCCATGAAGAACTTGACACCGCCGAGGCTGCAAACGAGGCTTCTGAAGAAGTTACGTTTGAGGTAGAAGAAACTGTAGAGGACGTAGTTACGGAAGCCCTTGCAATGGCTAAGTCCGATGGTGTTGAGGCTGAAGTTTCCGAGGACACCACCTCTGACGTTTTCGATATGGAAAAGGCCCTTGGCGAGGTTAAGTCCTTCGTAGAAGAGACAATTACCAAGTCCACTGAAACAAATACTGAATCACTTGACAAGATTTCCAGTGCAGTAGTCGAACTTGCTAAAGCAGTCGATGAAAAAATTGGACAACTACAAGCCAAGTATGAAGAGGTTACCAAAAGTTTATCCGATCTCAATTCCGCCGCGACTGAAATCGCTACCCGCGTAGAGTCCGTTGAGGAAGAGACGGCCATGAAGAAGTCTGGTGAACTGGAATCCAGTATCCCAGAGCAACCCGTAATGAAGAAATCATTATGGGGCGGACGCTTCCTCAGTTCCGCAGAATTATTTAACTAATTAAAATAAGAAAGAGAGGTGTAAAGAAAAGCATGAGTGACATTATTAATAAAGCCGCTGCCGCTGTAAACGTTGGTACTGGTGCAATCATCTCAGATCTCGCTTCAAGCGGTGATATGGAGAACTTGACCACTAACCCACTAACTCAGAACGGTGGCGTGCTACTTCCAGAACAATCCCGTCAGTTCCTAGACTATGTGTTTGATCAAATGGTTCTAGGTAATGACGGTCGTAGACAAGTCATGCGTTCAAATACTGCCGAATTTGATAAGATTCAGGTCGGTACACGTTTGATCCGCAGAGCATCACAAGCAAGTGATAACATTCTTGATGCTGGTGCAGGCACAGTAAGTTACGCAAACCGTGGTGCCCAATTCACCAAGGTCGAAATCGTCACCACTAAGTTCCGCTTGGACTACGAACTCTCAACTGAGGCACTTGAGGATAACATTGAAGGCTCCGCTCTTGAAGATCACATTGTCCGCCTAATGGCTAGTCAATTTGGTAACGATCTTGAAGATATTGCCATCAACGGTCTTGCTGCTCAGGGAACTGCATCCTACGCTGGTACAACTTACCCATACACAATTAATGGTTTCGTTGCACTCGCTGACGGCGCTGCTGGTGGTACTCACTTTGGTACCGCAGCAACTGTTACCACAGCATCCACATTCTTCACCGCAGCAACCACCGCAGGTCAACTGAAGTCAGGTTCTGCAATTGCCTTCTTTGAGAATCTCTACAACAGCCTTGGTCGTAAGTACAAGGCTCGTCGTGGCGAATTGAAGTTCTATGCTTCAACAAAGAACGTTCAAACCCTTCTTACGGATCTCCGTCAGATTGGTTCAGGTGGTGTACCTGAGGATATCGCTTCTGGCATCCTTCGTGGTACTCCCCCTCGCGTAGGCGGTCCTGCTGGTATGACAACTTCTATTTACGGTATTCCCGTAATGGAAGTTCCACTATACCCAGATCACTACGTTGATCTCACATTCCCCCAAAACAGAATCTGGGGCTTCCAGAGAGACGTTACGGTTCACCGTGAGTTCAAGCCAAAGAAAGACACCGTAGAGTACACAGTTTACGTCCGCATGGGTCTTAACATTGAAGAACTTTCTGCAATGGCTAAGGCTAACGCCGTAACTGGCTGATAATTAAATATCTTTTGGTTTGGGGGTCGCGCAAGCGGCCCCCTTTCCATATTCCAAAATATAGTAAAATATAATTAATCTAATAACGGCGGTGTTACATGAAAGAACTTTTAAGACAGGACGGCGCTGCGTATAATTTTATTTATACTGCTAGTTCATATGCTACCAATGTTTTCTATGAAGTCTATGACCTTGATACGAATGAATACCTACAAGGTGGCAAAGGGGCGGGGCCAACAGCATCTTTTAATTACACGATTAGTCTTAATAAAGATACTACAGAATATGATAGAAATATAAAAATTGAATTTGTTACTACAAGTCAAGGTGGAGCATTTTCAGAAATACAATATCTTGCTCTAGTTAGACCATACGCAACACCGAATAGAATTATAGAACTTGCAGATATCCCAAGTTCTGCGTCAGCCAATACTAATCTTTTGAGACAGTTAGAGAAGAAGGCACGCTTGAGTTTAAATTCATACATTGGTGATAATTTTTATAAAGAAAAAAGAACATTGACAGTTTTTGGGCAGAACGCAGATATTATTACCACTCCAATTCCTATTCAAAGAATTGATAAAATATATGAAGATGATCTAATTGTTTATGAAAAAGATAACCCAGATTATCAATTAGATTTCCCCTTGGAAATTGACAGTTCAAAAACAAGAATTAAAATTGTTAACTCTTCAACAAATAATAAAGAAATTCTTGAATTCCCTAAGTTCTCAGTTTTCTATTACGAGGGAATTTTTAGAAAAGATTTTGCCTACAAGATTGATGGAATTTGGGGATGGGAGTATGTTCCATCAGATATAGAACTTGCAACGGCATTATTGGTAGAAGACTATCTTTGTAATGATTTTAACATTCGTAATAAAAATATTAGCCAACTGTCTAACGACTCCTATAATATTAAGTATGGCTCAGACTTCTCCACAGGGACGGGCAATTTAGTGGTTGATAACCTTATCGCTAAATATAAAGAAGCACGTTATATGGTGGTTTAAATGGCTAATTGCATCACTTCTACAGCCTATACTATGCAAGCAGATATTTACTCTGCCTCCGTCACCCAAGATGTTAACTCTGGAATTGTTCAAAAAGTTTGGACGTACGAAAGAACTGTTGACTGTGTTGCAAGAGGAGTCGTTCGTAAAGGAATTGGAGAAAACTCCACTGCTGTAGAAGTAAATAATTATTTAAATATATTAAACTCAATGGTTAAATTAAGAACTACGACGCCCATTTCATACGACCGCCGAGTTGCAAATGTAAGAAATGAAGATGGAATAATTTTTCTAGAAAATCAAGACCCATCATCAGAAAGATATCCCAATCAATCTACGATATTTGAGCCCAGGGGAAGCACTCCACTTATTAATTTTGATGGGTCAGTAATTGAGTACGAAACCGTACTTATGAGACAAGAAATACAAAGGTTCATATAATGGCAACCAAAGCATTCGATACGGGAAAGTTTTCTGAAAAAGTTTTGGCCTTGTCAACATATGATGGTACTTTATTACAAAGTCTTTATGTAAACCCAATAAATAAACAAAAAATAAATCGTGGGGCTGCGCTACTTATTAAAAATTATTTTAATCAGTATATTGACTCAAGGGCTAGGCAAAATCCATCAGCCTATCACCATGTATATGAATTTGATAAAACAGGAAATCCTTCTGCTAGATTATTTAATGCAGTCATTTCTAATACGTCAGATGGTTCAGCAATAATAAATTATTCCTTTACTCCAGCCAAAGAGCCTAATAGAGAGGGTTTTCCTTTCCCTAACAAAGCCGAAATAATGGAGGCAGGACAAACAGTTATTGTTACTCCTAAAAAAGCAGAATATTTAAGATATGAATTAGAAGACGGTAGGTTTGTAACTTCAAAGAAATCAGTTATTAATAACCCTGGCGGCACTCAGGTCAGAGGAAGTTTTGAATCAACATTCAGAGGGTTTATTGCCAGCCAAGGTCCAGTCATACTTAATAGATTAGGATTCTTTAAAAAGATTGAGCAAGGTATGATAAATAAAAGACGACTTATGATTCCTAGAATTAATTCTGGAATGGTCACAGATGCTTCTATGCGTGGTAAAATGGACGCAATGAACATTGCTGATGGAGTGGTAACAATTTATGCCTAGTTATACAGAACTTCCTATAGTTCTAATTAATAATTATTTATGGGATTTAGCAAAGGGAAATGTTGTTGGTCAGCCAGCAATAGCAAGTGCTGTTTGGAACACTAACAATTATTCTTTTACACCATTCTATCCAGTGAGCGAGAATCTTGCTCCAGATTCAGCCACTCTTCCATACATTCTCTATGACTACATGTTTGTTCCAGGATCAGGAACATTTTGGCCTATGCAAAAAGAAGATGCAGATTATATTATTGTAGGAGATCTTCCTCAAATATTTTATGTCAAGAACTGGATTGTTGAATCACTGGAACGGTGGGATGAAAGTGCTAGAAATATAAATAACCATCTAGCCTCGCAGGGATATCTAACAAAATTTAAATACATTAATGTATTTCAAGAAAATTTTATAGCAGATGAAAGAAGGATAGATAGTTTTCAACCTAAATTTATCACTTGCCTTAAAGTCTGCTACGAATATACAAAATAATCTTGTACATGATAGTATAATTAACGAGGAAGCGTATATATTATCGCTCCAAGGAGGTGAAAAATAAATGGCAAGAGACTTTAATGCTAAGAATATTATCGTTGGTGCAGCCGTTGTCTATGTAGGCAAGAATGGTTCAGAAAATAATAGAATCAATGTATCTTCTGCTACCGCAACCGCACAAGATCCCCAAAACGTTACATCCATTCCCAGTGGTGATTGGTACCACCTTGGTTTCACCATGGAGGGTGTCACACTCAACATTGAGCCTACCTTCAATGACGTTATGGTTGACCAGTTGCTTGATACTGCTCGTCTGTTCAAGACTCAGCAAAGAGTTAGCGTTGCTACATCTTTGACTGAAGCATCACTTGAGAATCTTTACGTTGCTATTGGTGGTGCAGGCGGTGCTACAGGTGATTACCAAACTGCCTCCGCAGGCGCATCATACAACCAGATCGCTGTCGCTGACGGTTCTGCAAGTTCATTAGGCGTTGCTGGTGCAAGCGCAGTATTTGCTGGCGCTTCAGCACAGGCTCAGGTTCAAAACCTTCTCCACCTTAACGGTGGCGCTCTAGGTATTTCTCCTGTAGAACGTTCTATGTGCTTTGTTGGTTCTGCTCCCACATCAGTTGCTGAATCTGCTGGTGCAGGCAAGAAGGCTGAAAGAATCTACATGGTTTACCGCGCTGTTTCTGTTGAAGCAGTCGGTGTTGGCGTTCGTCGTGACGATGCTACTGTATTCCCTGTTAACTTCCGCGTTCTTCCCTCAACCACAACCGATAACCAGGCTCCTGACGGTAACGCTGCATACGGCAAGATTGTTGACCGTATCTTCTAATAATTTAATACAGTTTATGATAGGGACGCAGCATTTTTGCTGCGTCTTTATCATTTATACGGTATAATATTTGTAAACAACGAAAGGATTTGTTAATGGCTACTAAGGTTTTTGAAACGGTCGAACTAGAACTTCTTGACGGTCAAACTATTATCGTCAAGCCACTTAACCTTAAGAATTTAAGAGAGGTTATGAAGGAATGGCAGAAGGCTTCAGAGGTAGAGAATGAAGATCAGTTCCTTGATGTTCTTATCAAATGTACCTCTATTGCATTCCGTCAGTTTGCACCAGATTTGGCAGACGACACAGAAAAACTTGAAGAAGCAGTAGATCTTCAGACCATGTACAAGATTCTTGAGGTCGCTGCTGATATCAAGTTGAATGACCCAAACCTAGTAGCGACGGCTCAGGAACTCGCTGGGAGGATCTAGATCTAGCCTCTATGCTAGGGGAAGTATTTCTTCTGGGTCACTGGAAGGACTACGATGAACTTGAATCGTCGCTATCAATGCCAGAACTTGCTGCAACACTAAAAGCAGTATATGAATCTGAACGTAGGAGGCAAAAGTTTATGGCTGCACTTCAAGGCGTAGACCTTGACGAAAAAATCGATGAAGATATCGATGCAGAAATAAGCAGAATACCGACTATTGAAGAAATTCAAGCCAGGGCGGTGGAGAGGTTGACTGGTGATAAAAGTGCTGCGGGAGCCATAAGCCAAGGTTTAACTCCAGATATGGGAGTAATTTATCAAATAGCGGAGGGCGCAGAACTTGGCTAATATTAATTCAGTTATTACATATAACGCGAACCTTTCTCCTGCCCAGGCTCAAATTAAAGCACTTACTGGTCAGATTAGCGCTTTAAGTGCTGCCTTTAACACCTTAGATAAATCTGCTCTTTCAGCGCAAAGAAGCCTAGCAGCAACATTTGCTACTGGTGTTGGACAAATTGGTGGATTTACTGCTAAAACAATACAGGCTCATAATGCCGTAGAAAATTTTGGTAAGCAAATTGCTGCCAACCGCCTGACTATGCGAGAGTCATTCCGTGAAGCAGTTGCAGGATATACAAAGCAAAATAGTTTAATGAAGCAACTTGCTCAACAGCAAGTTAGATACCAGCAGTCTGTTTCTGTGCCAATGGGCGGTGGGCAGATGATGATGCTTACCCCTACATCTATTGCTGCTACTGGAAACTCTGCAGCAATGGCTGCTCAAAAATTTTCTATTTTCAATCAACTAATTGACAACGGTGCCACATCTATGCTTAACTGGGGTAAAAATACTCAGTGGGCTGGTCGCCAACTGATGGTTGGATTTAGCATTCCTTTGGCGATGTTTACAGCCTTAGCCTCTAAACAGTTCAGAGACCTTGACAAAGAATTGACAAGGTTCCAAAAGGTTTATGGTTCTGATCTTGGTGGCGCAATTAGTGAGTCAACTACTCGCATGAGAGAACAAATTCAACAATTGGCTTACGAAATATCTCGTACCTATGGAATCGCTGCTAAAGATACTGCCGCTCTTGCTGCAGATATTGCTGCAACTGGAGCAGAAGGCGAAGATCTGATTAACTCTGTCCAGCAAACCACTAGATTGGCGGTCCTTGGTGAAGTAGATAGACAAGAAGCAATGAAAGCAACTCTTGCCCTGCAGTCAGCATTCAGACTTAATACAGATGAATTAGCAGAGTCAATTAACTTCCTTAACGCTGTTGAAAACCAAACATCTGCAACTCTTCAAGATTTATCAACTGCTATTCCTAAAGTTGGTCCAGTAGTTAGAAGTTTAGGTGGAGATGTTAAAGATCTTGCAACTCTACTTGTGGCTATGCGAGAGGGTGGCATCCCAGCCGCAGAAGCAGCGAATGCATTAAAATCTGGCCTCGCCTCCCTGATTAATCCAACAAAGCAGGCTAGTGAGGTGGCTAAGAAGTTTGGTATAGATTTAGTAGGAATTGTTGATGCAAATAAGGGCCAGTTAATGCCCACAATTTATGCTATGAAGAATGCTCTAGATGGTCTGGATGAATTTGGAAGATCTAGAGTAATTGAGCAAATTTTTGGTAAGTATCAGTTTGCCAGAGTTTCTGCTCTATTTGATAATATTGGAAGAACAGGATCTCAGACACAATCAGTAATAGAATTAGCGGCAAAAAGTTCTACTGATTTGGCGGCAGTAGCAAATCAAGAAATTAAAACTCTCACAGAATCAACCGCAGTTAAATTCCAAAGAACCTTGGAAGATTTAAAGAATGCAATCATGCCTATTGGTCAGGCCCTCACAGAAACATTGATTCCAATACTTTCATTTATTGGCGAAGGCATTCAAAAATTTTCAGGATTCTTCCAAGATTTACCAGGGCCAATTAAAAACTTTGCCAAGTTAGGTGTTGCTATTGCTGCTTTGGCAGGACCAATTATTATGTTGGTTGGTCTATTTGGTAATTTAATTGCCAATGGCCTTAAATTTGGAATGATGGTTACTAGGCTTGGCGCTAGAATGTCTGGCCTTAAAGTTGAAAGATTTGAACTTCTCAACTCAGAGGTTATGGCGGCAAAATTTGGAGTAGACAATCTTACAGCATCTTTTACAACCCAAGAAACAGCAATGAAGAGACTTGTTGGGGTAATGTCTGCATATGAAACTTCTTTAAGAAAATTAAGTACATCTAACCCAGCATTATTTGTTCCTGGAGTGGCTCCAGCACCTAGGGGTGCCGTTCCAATTAGAAGACAGGCTGGTTCTACCAGACCAGAATTTGTTCCTGGTTCAGGTCGGGGAGATAAAATTCCCGCGATGCTTGAGCCTGGTGAATTTATTGTTAATCGTGCGGCTACAGAAAAATATGCTCCCGTCCTCATGCAGATGAATCGTGGAACATTAAAGGGGTATGAAAATGGTGGAGGAACATCTAGGCTTGCACATTTAACTAGATCTGTAACTGTACCCATAACAAGTGCAATGGATTCTGCTACGTCTGGAGCAAGAAGAGTACTTCAACAAATGCTAGCAGATGGAATTACAGAAGTAAAACTATTTAATAACCTAGTCGTTAGCCTTAGTAAAGCAACCAATGATGCATTAAACACAGAAGTAGAGGGTAAGGGTGTAAAAAAGAGCATTCTGGCTGCTGAACTAAAAGATCGGGAAAGATGGTCATTAATGATGAAAGCGACTGGCCTGTCATTTGATCAACTTCAACCAACTATTACAGGTATAACTTCTGCAATGGCTAGACTAGAAGGTGAATTAATTAATGATCCACAACTTTACAGACTAGTAGAGGCAGAATTAGTTAAACTGTCAAATGCGGGAGATATTGCCGCGCAAAGACTTCTTGCACTATCAAAACAATATGGGACTGTTGAATATTTAAGAACTAATGAAGGAAAAGAAAGACCAGGAAGAATGGCTTTAGGAGTTTCAACATCTGGAACTGGTACTTATAAAGGTTCAAGGCTCGCAGCAGATTCATGGGCGAGAAAGTCAACGGTGGATCTTGAAAGAGCATTAGACGAAGGAGTTGTTAGAGCAATTCAATCTTCTTCTCCATCAAAAAAGGCAGATTCAATTGGAGAAAAGGCTGGTAAGAATATTGGTAACGGCGCAATTATTGGTCTAGAAAGAGGGCTTAGAATTGCTACATCTAAGCAAGTTAGAACTGGACCTATAGGCCCAGGATTAGAATCTAGATCTACAGCAACCGTATATCAAAGAGAAGAAAATGCTAGGAAACTTCTAGAAAAAGCCCTAATTAAGGAAACTCAACAAACTGGTCTTATTGCAGATACAAAACAAAGAATTGTTGTCCAACAAAAACAACATAACATTGTTCTTGCAAACTGGACAAAGGATCTAGAAACTGGTAGATGGGTACATAAAGATGGAACAGTTGCAGGAACAAAACGTGCTGCTGCTTTAGATAAACTTGCCCAAGAAGAATCTCTACTTGCCGCCGAGGAAAAGAAATTAAGAGATATTATTTCAATCAGAGAAAGAGCAGAAAGAAATGCTGCAAATGCAGCAGAATCTAAGGCTATAGCAGAGAAGCAATTAAATCAATCAATAGTAAAAAGATCTGTTCAAGAAGGAACGATGTTTACCCCAGGATCATATCTTATGGGCGGGGTGTCTCCCTATGCTGCTAGTGGAGCAAATAGACCATCTAGATTTGGCGATATATCAATGGATCAAAGAAAGGCTCTTGCTGCACAAAGAAGAGAAGCGTATTTAAATAATGTAGGCCCTGGAAAAAGTTTAACTGATGCACGGGGGTCTGGGGGTATGCGTGGTGCAGGGGCAATGAATGCGGCTATGGGGGCCTCCATGCTAGCAAGCACTGTAACGATGTTTAGTGGGGCTACCAGCGAAGCATCTTCCAAAATAATGATGTTTACAACAGCATTAACTACTGCTATTTTTGCACTACAGGCATTTTCAGGAACAGGTATTGGCGGGGGCATTGTTGGCGGTGTGAAAAAAATGGGTGGTGGCATGGCTGGCCTTGGTGCACGCGCCACCGCAGCAGCAGCAGGAAGAGGCGCACTAACAGCAGGTCTACTTGGTGGAGGAGGCAAGGCCTTGACTGGAATTGGAGGGGCTTTAGCAGGAGGCGGTGCCGCAGCAGCAGGAACGGTAGCAGCAGTAGCAATTCCATTAGTTATTACTGCTGCTGGCCTATACATGTATAAGAAATCTCTTGATGAAGCAAAAGAAAAAGCAAATGCCGCCTTTGCTGAACCAGCCAAGACTGCGGAATTCTTTGGCAAGACTATCGACAGTCTTGGAAGTGCGCTGGAAAACATCCAGGCAGCAGGAGCATCAAAAGAACTATCCTCAATAAACTCTGAATTGCGTATGGCTGTTAGTGAAGACTATGCAGGCCTTATTGAAAAATTGAAAACTTCAGTTACTACTGTTGGAGCAGCCGACCTTGGTGCTGCATACACCAAGATGATTATTTCTGGAATGAGTGCACAAGAGGCTCAGGATGCAATTAAGGCTATATCAGCAGAGGCTGGATATAAAGGTGGAATTGCATTTGCTAGCGCATTCTCTAATGGTTTATTAGAAGCAAAAACAATAGAAGAGGCATATCAACAAACAGTAGACAATATTAGCCCAGAGTCAGTAGCAGGCCAACAAACAGCAGCAAGTGAAGCAATGAGACAGCAAGCAATTGATAACCCTGGGTTATATGGAAGAAGTACACCTCAAGTTGCTAGTCGTAATTTTAAGAATGTTCTGGCTGGTGGGCCAGAGTTTGTTCAAGCATTAAAGAGTTCTATAGAAATATCTCAGACTGCGCCAGAACTAGTTGCTCAAAATCTAGATAAAATTAGAGAATCTTACTTAGCACTAAATGAAGATGCGGGTGATATTCTTGGAATGGGAACGTCTGCCCGTGAGATGGCATTTGATGAATTTAAAAATATGATGGGCGAGTTAGATGATCCAGTAATTAATCAACTTTTAGATCAACTACAAAACTCTACTGCAGAGACTCAAGCCTTAGCGATTCAAATGACTGCGCTAGGAGTTCCCTTAACAGAAGCAAAAAATGCTGCTGGACAATTTGATGATGCTCTTGCAAGAGCAGCAATAGAAAATGCGAGTAGGCTAGCAACACTTAATGCAGCCTTAGATGATACAAAACAGGCGCTGTTAGATTTTGCAGACTCTTCCCCAATTACTATAGCCATGGATGATATCTCTGAATCTGTGGATAAAATGCAAGATAAGATTGAAAGTTATGCCAAGTCTAGGGAGAAAGAGAAAGAGTCTATTCAAGAGAACTTTGAGTTGGAACAGAAGGCCCGTGAGGATTCTCTTGAAGCAATGCAGGATGAGATGGATATCAAGAAGGAATCATTTGACGAAGAGATGGATCAGTTAGATGAAAAATCTGACAAGATTGAGAAGTCTTCTGATGCTTACATTAAATCTTTGCAAAAGAATCAGAAGGCCGACTCTTTCTACGCTCAACAAAGAAATACTGCTTTTGGAGCCTTGCAAAAACTTGCTTCAGGAGATGTATTTGGGTTCCTGCAAGATCGTGAACAAATGTCTCAGGATGCTCAACAATTCTCCTATGATGAACAAATTAGCGGAATTGAAGAAAGAAGAGATTTAGAACTAGAAGCCATTGATGAAACAAGAAGCGAAAAGCAAAAAGAACAAGAAGAGTATGAAAAGATGATGCAAGATCGTATGGATTCAATTCAAGATTTAATGGATAAAGAATCTGAAATGCACGAAACCAACATGAAGAACTATGACGATGAAACTGAAAAGCATAATGAAGAGTTGGAAAGAAGATTAGAAAACAGATCTAGCAAGAATCAAGAGGCAAAAGATATAATTGATGGAATTAAAAACGGAGAAATTGAAAGTTACAAAGAAGTAACTAAAGTTTTTGGCGAGCAACTAGCAAAAAGATACGCTGATTTAGTTAAAAATCAAATTGCCTCACTTGATGCAGTTTTGAAACAACAAGTTGCTGCTGGGGATATTGAGCGACTTGATGCAGAAAAGCAATTAGTACAAATGTATAATGATTTATTTGGAGCAGCATATTTTGGAGGCACTCCTACTAGTAATAGTGGCTATGGCGGAGTCGGTAGTTATGAAGACTTAAGAGGAAAACTTGGACTTTCTTCCTTCTTGCCACCAATTCCCAAAAAAAATCTTCCAAATGTAGCATATGGCGGTTATATTTCTGGTCCAGGTGGTCCCAAGTCTGATGTAATCCCAGCAATGCTTTCAAACGGAGAATATGTAGTTCAAGCCTCTAGTGTAAGCAAGTACGGCAAAGACATGATGGATACTATCAATGCTGGAAAATTTGCTGATGGTGGACCAGTAGAGTTAAAGAAATCATTAGATAAATGGATACCAAAGAATAGACTGTCATATTATTCTAGTTGGGACCAATACGGGTCATGGCCTGGGGGCAAGCCAAGTGGTATTATGATGCATCATACTGCTGGTGTTGGCCCAGGAGTATTAGAATGGATGGCTAGAAATCCAGAAGCAGGGAAGCCCGTCGTCCAGGCTATGGTTGGTAGAGACGCTACAGCACATATTCTTGCATATGGCGGTACTGGGTGGGGCGCTGGCGCTGGAGGAACAGAAGGATCTTATGCAGCAGAAATATTTAATAATAAAGAATACGCTGGACTAAAAGAAGATCTTAAAAATCTAGGCGGTGCCTCAAATACACTTTGGCAAATAGAGGTAGAGTCCCAAGGTCTTAAAAAAGACTTTACCGCTGGGATGTTTGACACCATTGCAAGAATGAGTGCGGCAATTAAAGAGTATGCTGGATGGCCTTCATTTGATGGAAAAATTATTAACCATAAAGACTGGGCTGCTGCCTCTGGACCTAATAGGCCAAATGGACAAAGAGGGGACACCTTATACCCACTTGGTTTATACCAATCAAATGCCGATAGAATCTGGGAGCAGGGTGGAGGAGAAACTTCTGAAACTAATAGAGGAGAAACTTCTGAAACTAATAATGGTGGCTCAGGCGCTTCTTCCGTACAGATAACTCCATCGATTGCCGCTCCTAAAAAAGGACTATTTGGAATTTTATCTATGGCTGGAACGCCTGTTTCTGATAAACAGTCTAATTCAAATAATAACGGAAGTACTAATGAGCCAACAGGAAATATACAATTTTCTAATATTCCAGATGGATATACTGTAGAAGATGCTAATAGAACTCTTGGACATATCCGTGCAGGAGGATGGCCCACAAACTTGCAAAGATTAGCATGGTCTATTGCTATGAGAGAATCTGGTGGCAGGAATATTTATGATACAGGTGATTATGGGATATTCCAATTAAATAAACCAAGTTATGGAAGCCAGCCGTGGTGGATATCAGATGATAAAATATTAAATGATCCAGTTTACAACTCTAGCGTTGCATACAAGAATGTATCTCAGAGTGGTAAAAACTTCTTACCGTGGGCTATGAGGGTGGATAATAATGGGAATTATTCTTGGGACTGGAGTTACTATAACCCCCGCCCAACCTGGGCAGATGCTACAGAAACAAGGACTGCTGCTTTTTGGAATTCATGGAAGTATAAGGCTTCTGGCGGAATAATGAAACTTTCCGCAGGGGGAGGAGCAGTATCTGGACCAGGCGGACCAAGATCTGATATGATTCCAGCAATGCTTTCTAACGGAGAGTATGTAGTTAAAGCATCATCTGTTGCAAAATATGGTAAAGGATTTATGGATCAGGTTAATGCTGGACAATTTGGAATGGGTGGTCTTGCTACTACCGCTCCAAGAATGGTTTCTCCCGCCAAATATGCTGGTGGTGGTTTTGTAGGATCTATGTCTACGGCTACTCCAACATTTGGTGTCCCCCAGGTGGAGACAATAAACCCCTCAAGCATGAACGCCAACATTGCAAATAGTTATGGTGGATCTAACAGTTCTTCAGTAAGGAATTCCAGTAAAGTAAATATTGTTATTAATGGTGCGGGTGGAAAGAGTAGTAACGCAATTGCTAATAAAGTTATTAGTATGATAAATCAAGCAAACGGTAGAAGAAATCATAGTAGGAGTGCTGGGTAGTGCCAACAACGACATTAGATAGAATTTGGACGCGCCCAGCGCTGATGATTTTTTCAGAGTCTCAACCTGTAGCAGTTAATTCAGAACTAGGCCAGTGGGATCTAGGATCTAGTTTTCTGTATCTGACAGATGATAGTAGATCAGAAATGCAAGTTTCTTTAGAAAGAATAGAATATAAGAAACGAATGATTAATGGTCGAATGAGATCGTATCATGTTGCCGATAAGAAAACCTTCTCAGTAAACTGGGAAGATTTACCTTCTGCAAAAATAGAAATATCCGAATCTATGTTTGGGACAGGAAATAATTGGGCGTCATGCCAGCAGATGCTTGACTGGCATAAAAATAATACAGATAGTTTTTATCTTACTTTAGTGTATGACACCCCAACTGCTTCAGCCCTCCCATTAAGATATAGATTAGAAAACTACAACGTATTTTTTGATGACTTTAGTTATACCATAAAAAAGAGGGGTTCGACTCACGATCTTTGGAATATTTCCATGACATTGGTGGAGGTATAAATGTTAGACTTTAGTCAAATAAGAAATTTATATAAAAGCACCGACCGAATTAATAGCCAACATCAGGTAATTGCTGAATGGAATATGAATAAATATATTCCTATTAAAGAATACGGCGTATACAGAGGATTTCCTGGAACTAATCAGCCAGGATTTGGTGTATCAAACATATATAATGCATCCTCTTCAGTATCAGATATTTTTGGTGGACAAAATTACTTAGTGTATGATGATGGATCTAAACAAGTAGATCCATCACAAGAATATTTTTCAGACTTAGCATCAGTCTTTAAACCAGATAGGCCAGATCCAGGAATTATATTATTACAAAATTTTGGAAATATGACTTTTGCCCCATCAAGCGATAATATAAAAGTTGCAAGTATGACAACTTCAAGCGCTAGATACTATCCTGGATCTAAAAATAGATTATACGATTATTTTAATTCTGCCAAGTTAATGGATTTAATCCCAGTTGCGGCGGGGGAGCAAAACTTTAACTTGTACTCTCAGGCTAGTTATGGTATATCAGATGCAGTAAGTGGAAAGATTGCTCATGCAAATCCTTTTGTCGTATATGAAACAGCATCTGGAGTTCCATGTAATAAAATTACGATTAAGGTACAAAATCATCTATCTATACCTGTAAAATTCTATGTAGATATTTTAACAAATTCATCCAGTTGGTCAACAGTTTATTCGTCATCTAGCACTATTGATTTTTCTAATGGAATTTTAAACTTGTATTACAATGCGGGAACGTGGTCTAAAACGGTATCTAGAGTAGATGATATAAATCAATTAACTGCTGTTAATCCTACAGAGTTACAAAAGATAAATGGGGTTAGGTTTAAAGTAGAACAGTTATCATTGGTTAAGTCTGACGCCGAGCCCCTTGTAGTAACATATAGCCCAGGGTCCTTAGAGTTAATTGAAATATCTCCAAGACTAGAAATTGATCTTAGTGCATATACAGAATCTTTTAACTTTGATTCATCTATTGGAGACTCAACTAGTTTTGGTTTACCTGTTGGATCTATTGTAACTGGTGCAGGGGCGGTGAGTCTATCTAATGAAGATAATCAATTCTTAATATCTAGCACACTCAGTTCATTAAAAATGTTAAATCAAGATGTTAAGTTCTCTTTTTATCAGAAGGTATATACTCCATCAGCATCTCAGACTTTAACTGTACCGATGAAGGTTCTATATTCTAATGAATGGAATGTTGGAGAAGATTACTCAGTATCAATTAATCTAGAAGATGGAATGAAGTTTCTTAGAGAAACTAATGCTCCAGACATTTTATTTTCATCTAATGCTGCCCTATCTTCAATAATTTTAATTTTACTAGATAATGTTGGCATTACTGGGATGGAATTTAAAAAATCTTCTGATGAAATAAGTTATGATAAAGAGGATACTAGAATAAAAAACTTTTTCTGTAAAAAAGAACAAACCGTTGCAGAAGTGCTAGAACAAATTGCTTTGGCTACACAATGTTCTATGTTTTACGATGCTGTTGGTAGATTAAATGTACTTACAAAAGAAAAATTAACAGAGAATGCTACTATAGAAGACTCTTCACAAATAATTATTTTAAACCCAGACCGATATAAATATGTTTGGTACAACAATAATTGGTTCTTCTACGGAGGGAATACTGACGCTCTTCCATCTGAAACAGAGTGGACCTATAGTGATTACTATGGGTTTTGGGTTTCTGAGGATCATCCAGTTCCAGCACAGTCTCCTGGAACAGACTTTTGGTTTTTAGGCGATGAAGATTATTCGGTGGCGGACCCAGAATATTCTTACATCAATGGATACAAGGCTAATATTGCTTCTTTGTCAGAGCAAAAAATAAGCCCTCTTACAGATGGAGAGATTACTTATCATACTTATGGTCCAAGAAAAAGTGCATTAGTAGATAGTCTTCAAAAAGAGAAGTCAAAAGTTCTTGAACAATTAAACATAGATGAAGTTCCTATGGCCTCTTTAGCATTTTCAAACTATGGATATACCTCTACTATTTTATGGAGTGCTGGGGATAATAATGAGTCTGCTTTAGGTGCATCTAATTTAGTTAGAGATATTCCTTTACAAAGATTAAAAACTGCCTTTCCAGGAACATATGTAGCAGTAGATGAAAATGATTTAATAACACAGTTATATAATACTTCAGCAAATGATGATTTAGATAGAAGATCTTTGATCATCTATCTTGATACTAATGAAGGATTAACTCTGGACCCGTTTGAAGGAATTGTTCTTATTGATAATGAATATATAAGGTATCGCGGAAAACTATATTATATTGCTAGTACATCATCTAATTTATCTAGATATCAAATTATTTTTACAAAAGATGATTTTAATCAATTGAAATCTACTATGAGAAAGGGCGATTCGTTATCGTTTAGAGGATTAGTTATCGACGTTAAAACTCAAATCGTTGGTAAGAGCGATGATAAATATCAGTACAAAGTTATTGGTGACGGTCGTGCAGCATTAAAGAGTAAGCCTGGTACACACTTTGCTTTAGCAGAGGATTCCGATGGTATAGAAGACAGTAACAGATTTAAACTTATGCTTGGTGGATCATTATCAGAGTCTAGGAGTATGCCTGGAAATCTAAAAGCAACTACAAAATTTAACTTCTTAGACAAGGTGAGATATAAGTCTGCTAGAAAGAATCTAGGAACTATTCCGTCAGAATCATTGCAAAGTTATTTAGGATTCCTCCATCTATCTGGACCAACATCTCCTAAGGAAGATACAGATATTCTTTTATCTATCCTGGATTCTAACAGAAACAAAAATGTTGCTAGAAGGCTGCAAGAGTTGAATAAACAAGTAGATAAAGATGTTCCAGGGGAGTCCTTTGATGATTACGTTTTTATGCAGGGGGAAAGAAATATATATGGTCAAAGGATAACTTTAGATTTCCAGCCTAATGCTATCTCAACAAGAATGAGGCTTTACTCTCCAAGAAGACAAATTAAAAATCAGCAAGATATTATGTCCACTAATTCATCTATTGCTGGAATAGGCTTTGGACTTAATAATGATAATGAAGGGTATTTCCTAGAAGTAGAGTCTGCTGGATCGGGCAAGAATGTTGTTGAAAAGAATGCCTGGAAATATAATTTAAGATTTTATAAAATATCTTTAAAATCTCAGGACAATGGAAAGACTGAGTATGAACCAGAACTATTATTACGCGCAGGAGTGGCAGGGTTTACTGTATTTGATACCTCTATAGAAGTTATTAAAAATGATGATGTTCCAACCGATCCCGTATTTGAATTAGATATCATAATAAATAAATATGAAAATGGAATGGAATACTCAATATTTTACGGTGGACAAAAGATAGGTTCATACACTGAACCAATTGGAAAAGCAGTTGGAGTAAACTCTAGAGATATATTCCTATTTGTAAGAAATGATTCGCAAGCCATTTATGAGTATGTGATGGCTGCTGCTCGTCCATATAGTGGAGTTATCTCAAAGAATAATGAAAAGGATTGGCTAAAAAACTATAAATACTTTAACAATCAATTAGAAAAGGGAATTATCCCTGTTAACAAAAACTTCCTATTTAAAGACTCTGACAAGGGAATACAGTTTTACTTTAACGATTTTGCTAGATTGGCTAGAGAAGTGAAGGAATATAATGTTAGATTCTCTGCTCCAGCCTATGTTTCAGCACTTTTAGATATTTCAAAAATTAATCCTAAGTATTTTATTAAAAATTATGAGTCAACATCTTTTGGAGCCAAACTTACACTAGTTAATAGTTCTGGCGGGCCTATAACTTTGGGGGACAGCAGCGATCTTCCTATTTATATTGTTGGTATATCTGCCGAAGAAATAAATACTGGTGCCGTCAATATGAAAGATTATTATGACATGACTCAGGATGATAAGAAGCGTGTGACAGAAAGAGAAAAAAATATATCAATCTACGGGGCACAATCTTTCACACTAGATAGTCAATACATTCAGTCAATTTCTCATGCAAGAGATCTTATGAGATGGATTTCAAAACACTGCAATAGACCAAGAATAAAACTAAGCATTGAGACATTTGCAAACCCCATTATTGAACTAGGAGATAAGGTTAGAATATTTGATAAATCTCGCGGGTATAATGAATCTAACACTAAGTTTGGACCTAAGACTTTTGTTATTTCATCTATATCTCATAGTGTAAGTCCTGCTGGTCCTTCCACTAACATTGATCTTATTGAAGTAGGTGAGTCATAATGACTGATCTACAAAGAATATTGGATAAAATTAATTTTACTAGATCTCAAGGATACATAACTCAGTCGGAGGCGCAAGAGTTAAAAGATCGTGCTAAAAAATTTGCAAATGCTAAAGGCGCTTTAAATGATGAAGAAAAAAAGAAGATCAATAAACAGTTAGACGACGCTTTAAATAAAAAGGGGAGAGAAGACAAAAAAGATGGTGGCTTTAGTATTCCAAAACCAGATACCAAGGAAGATAAAAAATTAGTAAAAGAGGACAAGAAGCCTGTAAAGGACGATAAAGGGCCTGGTGAAACAGAAACTGATCTTCAAAAATTTATTAAAAGGGTCAATGAGTCAGACAAATTATCCAATGATAACAAGGATCGCCTTAAAAAAGAAGCAAGGCAAAGAGCCAGTGAAAAAGGAGGTTTTGGGTCAAAAGATAGAGAGCATCTAAATGAACTTTTTAATAAACTTGTTAATAAAAAAGTTACGCCTACCCCAACTCCAACTACTCCTGTGGATACAGATGGGGATGGCATCCCAGACAATAAAGACCCCGATGACGATAATGATGGAATTCCAGATGTTGACGATATAGATGATGACGAAGATGTAGTCCCAGATACTGAAGAAGTACAGGCGCCAGAGGGTCCACCAGGAGATCCTACTGTTAAAGGCGGTGGTAAGAAGATAGATATACCTAAGCCTGCCAATAGAGCCGACTATGCCATATCAAAAAAGGCTGAACATCTTGGTATGCCCAACCTTGATAAAAAAATTACTAGAGAGGTAGAAAAATTACATCTTCAAATTATTAATTTTGCTAAGGAATTTATTGAGGGTGGAATAGATTTTTATGGAATTGATTATATTGCAGAAAATGAAATAATAGGAGAAGATGGTAGACCGTATTATCCACTTCCAGATTATAATGCTCCCCCCGAGTCCGAGTCAGGGTTGGCGGAAGAACGGGCAGAAACAGTAAAAACATTAATAGATGAACTTATTTCAAAAGGTGATAAAAGTAGTCCCAACTATAATTACTTAGAGTTCTTAGATCTATTTGAATTACGGTATAATGGATCAGGAACACCATTTTTTAGATTTAGTATAGAACTAACTGGAGATCTAGTAGATGATCTTACGCTTTATTTAGTAGAGGACGACAACGATAATACATGATAACTGGAATATATAGATTCTATTGTAATGATGAGTTGATAGCCGAACAAAAAAATGCCCTGACCGAAAATGGCAGAACAATCGCTATTAAATCTCTTCTTGGCATTATTCCTAATTTTGCTGGCAGCATTGCCTATGGAATTGGTGATAAAGCAAATTCAATAAATCCTACCACTAAATTAGTAACTGATAAGTCCTTGCAGTTTGAATTAGGAAGGGCGGCAGTAATAGGCTCATCCTTAGATATATCTAATAATAATGATGTTTTAATCTATACAGCCACACTAACTGATCCGTATCAATATCAAATCTATGAAGTGGGCCTATTCCCTTCACAAGTTCGTAATGCTAATGTTGGTTTAGCAGGTTCTACGATATTTGATTTTGATAGAGTAGATCTATTCAATAAATTTGGAACTGCATCTGGCTCATTTTTAGTAGAAGCAGTGGAGGCTAGAATAGGAACATCATTGTTCTATCTACCTACTACAGATGGGGTAAATTCTTATATTTCATACGGGGCAACAGATAATACTTTGTCAGTAATAGGAAACTATTCCTCTCAAGATACTTTTAGGCTTGCTGGATTTGATATAAATACTCAAAGTTCTAGTGTAAACTTTAGATTTTATACAGATTCATTAAACTATTATGATTTAGTATTTCCTATTCCTAGTGCCTCAGGATATTACCTGTCTGAAATACAGAAAGGTGCGGCTGTAATTAATGGCAATCCTTCTTGGAATACTATTACTTCTTCAAGAATTTGGCAGAACAGTGCCAGTCCAATATACTTGGACGGACTGAGAATAGATATCGGCTCCTATGTTATTGATACTACTACTGGAATGGTTTCTAGGGCAACCCTTCCATCTCCAATAAGAAAGCCAGCAGGCATACCACTTACAATAGAATATTCTTTAGCAATAGATTTTAATCATGGAGTGGCATGAGCAGCCTAAGCATAGACAAGAATCTTGACCCTAATAAAAAAATTACATTTAGAGTAGAAATGTCATTTTTTGGATATGGAAAAAACATGGAGTTCGATTTTGATACTCCAAATGCTGCGCCTCTATTAAGTAGAATAGAAAACATTACTCTAAAAAATGAAAAAGGGCCAGAGAGAGAAAAAACAAAAGGAAACTATGGTTTTTCTAAATATGCAAAAGGTGCAAATATTGGCGGCAGTTTCTATAAATTAAAAATTTTACTAAACAATGCAAAGCAGGCCAATGAGTTACAACCAGGAGAAACAATAAATCTGGTATCATCAGATCCCAAACTTGCTCAATTAAATAACAGAAATTTTAAGGTAATTAAAGATACTAATCAAGATGCTCGCTATATATTTTTAAGGGTAAGTAATTCTTTTCAACCAACTCAAGCCTCTGGCAATGCATCAGGATCTTTAGAAGAAATTACTGGATCTGTAAAAACAAGAAAATATACAGTAAGTATTCCAAAAGAAGTTTTAGATGGACTCGTTACTGAAGTTCTTCCTGGTCCAAAAAAAGGCGGGATGATGGAAGATATTCCTATATTTGCCTATAAAAGATTTAAAGGAAATAATAGCGCTGGGGTTAAAAGAAAGTTGATGGTTGATGATAATGAAGTGAATGACAAAAATCCCCCAAATAGAGATGCTGTGATAAAATATCGTGGTCAGAAATCTTACTCATCTAACTTTACTATTAACGATAAAGAAAATTTTATTTTTTATGTAGCCATTGCTAGATATACATACAATGGTGACACATGGAAAAAAGAATGGGTTCAGACTAACTCATCTGATGAGGCTATATGGGGCAAGGCAAAAGAAGGAGGGAATAAGTAGATGACAACAAATAATTTTAATCCAGAAATTTCTAACTCCAATCTTAACTCTGCCCAATATTATATAGATGACGATGGCGGTTTTAAATTTATATCTCCGTACCTGTCTTCATCAAATTTCAACGGCACCATCCCAGTAATAGAAGAAACTATAGATGCTGAAGATATCAAGCCTGGAATGCTTATACTATTAGATAATCAAAATTATTATGCAGTTGTCTCAGTGTCATATGATGATATAGATTTAGAAGATACTCCGTCAACAAATATAACTATAGGATACATAGATGATAATAATGAATTAACGGCGGTCGTTTATGACTTTACTGATCAAGTAGATGTTAGATATGAAGATTGGGATAATAAAGATTTAGGTAGTCAGGGTTGGACTATTACTTCTGGCGGTAATGCCATTTTTACAAACGTGGCGGTTAGAGGCAGAATTGAGGCAACAGAGGGTGAAATATCTGGAAATCTCATAGTAAATGGTGGGCTTCTTACATCTGAAACTGCTTCTACAACTGGAGGATTAGTTTTAAATAACTCTGGTCTTACTGCTTATAATACATCAGGCAGTCAGACATTTAATATTAATGCAAATACTGGAACGGTAACGATAGGTGGATATGCCACTGATAGTGATATTTCTGGGTTTATTGAAGGATCAGAGGTAAATAGTTATGTAACATCCATAAGTGGAAACTCTATTACAAGTGGGTCATTTACTGGTTTAGTCTTTAGAACAGCACTACCTGGAGCAGCAGTAGATAGAATTCAAATTCTTCCACAGGGACGCATAGAATGGTATGACAGCACAAACTCTAGAACAGCATATTCTAATGCTGTCAGGTATAGCCAAGGGGCGACAACATATACTGGAATGTCTATAGGTACTGACGGCGGATCAATTATTAGTTTAGAATCTATTTCTAGCGGCATAAATACTTTTTATATAGGAGATATTGATCCAGAGACCAACGCTATATCCACTTCAACGACTCTTGTTGTTGGGGGTGATGCTTCTGTAGGAACTAATGTCTCCAGTAAAAATTTATTAGTATATGGAAAGATAACAACCGCTAGCGTTGTTGCTTCAGTTTTTTATGGCGATGGATCTCAACTTACCAATATCGCTGCGGGAAATGCTTACAAAAATGCAATAACTACCCCGACCCCAGCAAATAAAATAACTTTTGGTACAGGAGACCCGCCTGGTTCTGGCAGAACGACTGGCGATATACATTTAAGGTATACATAATGGCTAAAGAAATGCGTGTTTTCGATGGCTCTAATTGGAGACTAGTAAATCAACCTTCAGTTTTTGATGGTGCAAATTGGAGAAATGTTAATGTAGCATGGGTTTATGAACCAGCAGCATCCACTATGACTGGATGGACGGTAGTATTTGGAACCCTAACTCCAACAGTATCTATAACTAGTATTAGTTATGGAGCAAATTCCATAACTATAAATTGGGATTCAGAGTATCAGGAATATATTAATATATTATATACTCCGCAAGGAGGAACCCAACAGCAAACAGGACTTGTGTATACAAACTTAAAAACATATACTATTACTGGACTGTCTACGGGAGTGGTATATTCTATTGTTTTAAGAGTGTATTCAGAAACAAACACTATGGCTTCGGATACAACAATAGCGATAATTCCTGTTATTCCTACTGTTAGCAATTTTACTCTTACTTCTAAAACTTTTAATCAGGCTTCTTTCTCATGGAATTCTACAAATCAAACAACATATAGAATAATTTTATATTTTCCTTCTGGCGATGGCACAGGCCAGATAGATTCTGGGACAATATCAAGTACTTCTGCAAGAACATATACTTTTACTGGATTAGATCCAAGCACTACCTACACTCCGCAAATAATAATTGCGTCTTCTACTGGAAATACTGCGGCACAGACAGGTTCTGATTTTACTACCGACCCACCTCCCCCACCAGTAAATACTGTTCTTCCAGAAATATCTGGATCAAGGGCTATTGGGGAATCTAGATCAGTAACAAATGGCACATGGTCAGGAACAGGAACTTTATACTATAGGTATCAATGGGTAAGAAGTTTAAATAATTCTACCTGGACAGATATTTCAGGTGCAACATCTTCTACCTACACCCTATCAGCATCCGACAATGGATATTATGTTACTTGCAGGGTTGGAGCCAGACTTTTACTTGCCTCAACATTTTCAGATTGGACCGACGTTTTAGCACCGTCTACATTAGGTACTGTTGGATATAAGCCAACTATAAGTAATGTTACTGCCACCAGTATTACTACTAGAAATGCAACAATATCATGGAACTCAACAAATCAAACAACATATCGGGTACAGTTAGATTTTGGTGCGGTAGATACTGGAACAGTAACTTCTGGAGCAACTTCAGTTGTCATGTCTGTAGTTGGAGGCATAACCTATAACGCAACGGTCACACTTGGAAACCAGTTCGGTTCATCAGAAGATTCTGTAAGTTTTACCACCCCAACGCCGAATCTTCCTGGAACTCCATCTCTTACTGCAACTTTAAACGGAACAACTGGAATAGATTTATCATGGACTACTCCATCTGATGGTGGAGGAACAATTTCTCTATACCGGATTGAAAGGTCAACAACAAGTTCAACATCTGGGTTCAGTTTTATTCAAAACACTTCAGGAAATTCAATATCATTTTCTGGATTTACCTCAGGAGTTACATATTGGCATAGGGTTGCTGCAATTAATGAAGCAGGGACGGGACCATTCTCTACTGCTCAATCAGTTTTTATACCAACGGTTCCCGCTGCGCCAAGTCTTTCTTCTGGATTAGTAGGAATAAATTCTATAAATCTATCTTGGTCTTTAGGTTCTAATGGTGGGAGCGCAATAACAGCACAACAAATAGAGAGGTCGGTAAATTCTGCGAATTATCAATTTTTAACAAATGTTGCGGTTGGCACAACCACATATTTAGACTCTGGTTTGTCGGCAGGAAGTGTATATGTATACAGAATGAGGGTTTTTAATGCAGTTGGTGCAAGTTCTTATTCAAATACCACCTCACAAACTACCCCAACTATTCCAGGGGCACCGAGTAGTGTTAGCGGAACAAGGCTTTCAAGAACATCATTCAGAATAGACTGGGGGGCGGCTTCTTCAACGGGAGGAAGTCCAATAACAGGATATCAAGTAGAAAGGCAGAAAATAGGTGGTGCTAGTTGGACTGCTGTTGGAACATTTTCTTCTTCTACTTTTACCACAACAATCACAGGCATTACAGAAGGTACACACCAGGCTAGAGTAAGATCTGTAAATGCAGTTGGAGTCAGCGCATGGACAACATCTTCTACATTTACTGTATAATATAAGTGATATTGAAAGGAGGAAAAATGTCAGAATATCTAGAATTATCGGTACAAGAAAAAAAGCAGGTAATTAAATCACAATTAAAAAATATTCAATTAAATAGATATGGTCTGGAACTAAACATTCTTCAAGAAAATTCGTTGCCTAACCCATCAGAAATTTTACTTGAATCATTTTCTAATGAAATGCTACAATACTCATTGAAAGAGCAAGTACTAGAGAACAAGTTGAATGAATTAAACATTCAGTACCCAGAAATAGAAGAGGAAATTTAATGTCAAATACACTAGAACTTATTGTCCAGGAACTACAGCAGCGCATTGGTCAAATGACTAGCGACTATGAAACAAAACTAGCAGTAATGAAGGCTCAGGCTACTGAGCAAATTCAGGCACGCGACAAGAAGATTATTGAATTAGAGGCCAAACTAGATGGCGAGAGTTAATGGCATCTCTGACGGTCAGCCTCTGACATATGAATTATTAAATCAGATTATATCTGAGGTTAATAAAATCAAAGATGTTCCAGAGGATTTCGGTCAGAATGTCGAGGTATATGGTCCTAGCCTTGGCATGTCAGAACAAGATACTGTCAAGGTAGTATCTGACGTACACCAGTTTGATATTAAGGCTAAAGATATTACTGTCAACCTAGATGTTAAATTTAAAAGAGGCGGTAACTTCAGTAAAGACAATATTGTAGTGGTTGCTTCCATTGTAGATAGAGCATTTGGTAAAAGTGGCGGAGGGGCTCAAATGGCTAACGTTACTATTACTAATATTACTACTACGGGCTTTGAAGCAAGAGTGCAAATTCTTAAACAAGTAAAGCAAAATATTTCACTAGAATTACACTATATTGCAATCGGGGCTGGACCTAGAGTAAGTAGTTAATGTCTGGCTACAATTTAATACCGTCAAAACATCCAAAATCAATTAATAATATGTACTATGAACATATTATTATTATGGAAGAGTATCTTGAGCGACCATTAAAAAGTTATGAGTCTGTTCATCATATCAATGGAATAAAAACGGATAATAGGTTAAAAAATCTTTTTGTGTGCCACCGCCGCGAGCATGACAAAGCGCATGGCATGAAGACTGTATCTATGTATAAACTACATTCTTCATGGATTAAAAAGAACTGTAAGAATTGCGGCGTTGAATTTTATGGATATCCTTCCATAATGAAGACCAGAGTAAAATGTAGTTCCAATTGCAAGGCCATAAAGGTTGACAAAATCTGTGGCTGGTGTGATAGGATTTATACTGTCCCTGTGATTACAGAACATCTATGGGATTATTGCTCACGCTTATGCCGACGAAAGGCTAATAATGACAAACGATCTTAAGTGGATGATGGTTTCAGATGTACATTTTCCACGACATGACCCTAGGAAGGTCGAACTATTTCTTAAGGTGATGAAATGGTGGAAGCCTGATGCAGTAGATCTATTGGGTGATATTGACGACGCTGACTCTACTAGTCGTTGGGCAGGAGATAAGCCCCTAGAAATGTCAGTATCAATTAATGATGGAGGAGTCGATGGAACAAAGAAATTCCTTAAAGACATACGGGCTATCGTCCCGAAGGCTGACTGCCATTTTCATGATGGGAATCATGGCTGGACTCGCCACGGCGATTATCTTGCAAAGAAGGCTCCAGCATTTCTAGATGTTGTGACCCCAGACTCTCTTTATGAGTATTCTAAGGTAGGATTTGAGTGGCATCTTTATCAAGATCCTCCCGTAAAAAGGTTTGGCGATATCTATGCCCATCACGGGGAATCTATTTCTAAGCACGCAGGAGAATCTGTTCGTAATGATGTGAATAACTGGGGCGTTTCTTTAGTCCGTGGACATTCTCATAGAATGGGTGCATATTTCCAGACATATAATCTTACAGGCCAGGAGTTAAGAGGCTTTGAGATTGGTCATCTTTGTGATGAAGATGCTATGGATTATTCAATTCAAAAAAATTGGCAGGCAGGATTTGCAGTAGCACATGTTGTTAATGACTACCCCTATATTCAACTTATTCAAATTCATGATTATACCTGCGTTGTTGACGGGAAAGTATTTACAGCATAATGTTATGTAAAAAATGTGACGGCAAAGTCATGGTAGATAGAACATTGGGCTCAGAAATACATGTTGAGTTATACTGTCTACGATGCGGAAAAAGATGGTCTTTGCGGTACCCTGAAAAGTATGGAGGCTTTGGTAAGTGGATAATGAAGAAAGAGACTCTGTATCTGACGGGAAGAGATATGGGGTATTAAAAACCCCCAAACGCCGCCGAAAATTGTTTATTAATGGCGAGTTGCATCATGTAATTCATATAAATGTCCCTGCTGATGTAGCAACAACGTGGAATTTTATACAAGATAAGATGGTCAGATATCCGTATAAAAGCATGAAGAAACATGCTCAAAAAGCATATCTAATTAATGAAGTTGCAAAAATGGTAAGCCGTCATCCCGAAAGAATTAGAATTGCTATAACAGAAGGAAATATTAAAAGACCACAACAGTCTGGTCCAAATGGTAAATTTTATTTTAATGAAAACGATATTTTAGACATACAAGATTATTTTGCTAATGTTCATTATGGACGGCCTCGTAAAGATGGCTCTATAACTCCTTTGCATAGAACCGTGACAAAAGAGGAAGTAGATGCTAGACTAGGGCGCAGAGATGTTTTGTACGTTCAAAATGACAAGGGCGAATATATTCCTGTATGGAGGACGGTGGAATTTTAGTGGTTAAAAAGAAAAATGAAGAAGATTTATTAGTAGACTTTATTGGTGAAACTATTAGTACAGAGAGCGCATTGCTAGCCTGTTCTATTAATCTTATGAGAGCAGGAAATATAGCGCAGGCTACCGCCGACTCTGAGGGATTACTTAAAGTTGCTAAAGCATGGTATGGCTTGGCAAGATATTTAGGTGGAGAACAAGATGATGAGAAGAATCATCATTTTGGATTTGCAGCATTGGAGACAGTAGATGACCCAGGAAGTGAGCCCGACGAGGGTGAAAGTGGGATTGAAGTTCGTACGAAATCTAGGTAACTATGAGAACATCCATGTTGATGTAGGCGTTGAAGATAACGTCAGACAGGGAGAAAATGTATCTCAGGCTATGGATCGTGTATACGATTTTGTAGAAGAACAACTTATTCAGCGCGTGCAGGAGATTGAGGCTGATTTAAGTGGCAGCAAGTAAAAACGATAAGCAGTCCTACGCATTACTATCAGAATACATTGGGCTATACCGTAGTAAGTACGGCGCTGCTCCAGTAATTAATAAATATAAGGAAAAGTGGGGGATGCTATCCCTCATTGAAGATTTTGGCGTAGAGGATGTAGGATATACCCTAGAATTTTATTTTAAACTATCTAAAGACATGCACCCGCTACCTTGGTTCTATAATAATTTTTCTACCATACATAATTCTAGACTGGCTGCGGAAAAAGATGATAGGATAAGATCAGCAGCGAGAGAGCAGACTCAAAAATTACGAGCGGAGTATTTAAATGGCATACACTGAAGAAGTAGAGGTAATCTCTTCAGTCTGTAAGAATAAAGATATCCATGTGCTGTTTGACAATAACGCTGATGAGTTAATTAAAGACTGTGCAGATGTATGGGGCTTTATCAAGGACTACTACGATCAGACCCGTCAAATTCCCGACTCCGAATTGCTTGTAACAAGATTCAAAGACTTTGAGCCAGTACAGTCTGGTCCTACAATTTATCATGTTGATAGATTACGTCAGGCATACCTTCATGAGTCTTTAAGCAACTCTTTGCGCCGCGCAGCCAATTTAGTAAATAATAATGAATCTGGTAATGCGCTAAAAGAATTGTCTAAAGATATTACTGTCATGTCTCGCTTGGGGGCGAAAGTAAGAGACCTTGATGTAACAGATGTTGATAGCGCTCTATCTTATTTTGAGCAGACCAGAAAGTCGGCAGAGAATGGAGAGGTGGGCATCAAAACAGGCATTACCTCGTTCGATGTGTGCCTACCTATGGGTATTGCTAAGGGTCAACTTGGAATTTTGATGGCCTATCCTGGAATTGGAAAGTCATGGCTAGCCCTTTATTTTGCTGTACAAGCATGGAAGCATGGGTACAAGCCCATGATTGTGAGTCTTGAGATGACTGAGACTGAAGTCCGTAATAGAATCTTTGCAATCATTGGTGATGGATTTTTTAGTCACAGGGCTTTGAGTGCTGGCAGAGTAAGTGATAATGAGTTTAGGCTTTGGGCGGAGAAGACTCTAGAAGGTCGTCCTCCGTTTAAAATTATCTCTAATGATACTGGCGCAGAGATGACTCCTAATGTTATTACATCTAAGATTGATCAGTACCGTCCAGATATAGTTATTGTTGATTACCTACAGTTGATGAATGATAACTCAGGTACATCGAACAATGAAACGGTGAAGATTAAAAATCTATCAAGAGAATTAAAACTCTTGGCAATCTCTCAAAAACTTCCTATCATTGCTATTGCTTCTGCTACACCAGATGATGCAACAGATCTAGAATCTGTACCACAACTTGGACAGGTTGCATGGTCACGACAAATTGCATATGATAGTGATTGGGTCTTGGGAATGGGTCGTAAGGCTAACTCCACTGTTCTAGAAGCGGTGCTACGAAAAAATCGTAGTGGATACATGGGGGCGTTCTACTTAGACATAGATTTAGATAGAGGAATCTTTAAAGAAATTATTGATCCAATTGAATAGTTAACTACAGTATAATAGACATGTGGAGTATGTAGGACATAAAAGAATAAAAGAATTTCATATCGATGGAATGATCGAAGATGATTCTGTCATTCCACAAATTCGTGAGAGATATGAAAACATTCTTATCGACATGATGAGATCAAATGGTTATGTCCCCCATCTTGACGTAGATCCAGCCTTTAGCCTAGAATATAAGGATGAGAACTATACGTTCCTGTTGACTATCTATGGAGTATACGTTGGAAAGGCTAAGGCACAATGCTATCTAGCAGTAAGCGGAAACAATCTTATACCAATGAATTTTACACAGAAGGACAGATAGAGTCTATTCTTAGGTCTGCCGACATTAAGATAGGCGGAGAGATTGATACTCACTTCCTTCTGTTTTGCCCATTTCACTATAACGTTCATACTCCCGCATGTGAGATTGATAAATCCAATGGAATGTTTATTTGTTTCTCATGTGGTGAGTCAGGTTCACTAGTAGATATGGTCATGAGTGTTACCAATAGAAATTACTTTGAAGCCACTCGCCTGATTAATTCTAAGAAAGATGACGTTGACATTAAGCGGGTTATAGATGAACAAATTGATAGGCCGCTGGATACACCAGAGTTTGACATGGATCTTATTCGTCGTCTGCATGATGATTTAAAATCTAATAGTCGTGCAAAAGAGTATTTTCTAGGCAGGAATATTAACGACTCGTCCATGGAAGAGTTTTTATTAGGTTACTCTCCTAAGCAGGATATGGTAACTGTCCCAGTTTTTGATGAATTTAACAAGTGCCTAGGATTTGTTGGTAGGTCGGTAGAAGGAAAAGCATTTAAAAATAGTACAGGTCTTCCTAAGAGTAAGGCTTTGTTTAATCTTAACAAATCTAAGCGAGGAAGTATAATCGTTGTAGAGTCGTCGTTTGATGCAATTAGATTGCATCAAGTAGGATTGAAGGCGGCGGCTACGTTAGGAGCAACAGTAAGTAGATACCAAATTTCCTTGCTTCAGAAATACGCAACCAGTATCATTATCTGTCCAGACAATGATGACGCTGGAGTAAAGATGATTGATAAGATCACCACTAATATCAAAAACAAGTCAGTAGAAGTAATTAATCTAAAGACTGGTAAAGATGTGGGTGATCTTAATGACGATGAGATAAAAAATATGTTTAGAAATGCTGGAAATAGTTTAATATTAGCGCTATAATATTTATATCGGCCCATGTATAGGGTCAAATACTTTTTAGGAGAACTATCATGTCAGTTATTACAGGTCTAAAGAATATTAAGAGTAAGATGGAGCGTCCTCAGGCAGAGGAAGGCACCCGCGCACGGTGGCTCAAGTTGGAAGATGGTCAGAGCGTGAAGATCCGCTTTGTTAACGAACTTGATCCCGATTCCCCAAGTTATGATAAAGATCGTGGCCTTGCCATCGTTGTCGCAGAACATACTAATCCTAGAGATTACCGCCGTAAGGGTCTTTGTAGCCTGGATGATGAAGGCCGCTGCTTTGGATGCGAGATGCATCGTAAGGACCCCAAGGCTGGCTGGAAGGCACGCTTGCGTTTCTACACTAATGTACTAGTTGATGACGGTACTGAGCAGTATGTTGCTGTATGGTCACAGGGCGTAGGTCAGAAGTCTCCCGCCACAAACATGCTAATTGAGTATGCTGGAGATACAGGATCAATCTCTAATCTTCAGTGGCGTCTTAAGCGCAGTGGCACGGGAACTCAGACAAGTTACACGCTAATTCCTCTTGCTACAGATACTGATAAGTTTGAGTGGAAGAACGTAGAGCCATTTGAACTAGAGAAGGTTGCTGTTCGCAACGTTTCCTATCCAGACCAGGAAGCATTCTACATGGGTGTAGATGTTGACACCTCTTCTAGCACTAATGTCGATTGGTAATAGAATCTTGATCGTTGGGTAGCAGTAGGATATACTCCTACTGCTTACTCATTTATTGGAGGACCGTGTTTCATAATCATCATTCACACTCATACTATTCTCTTCTAGACGGATATTCTTCTCCAGAAGAACTAGTAAAGCGTGCAGCAGAAGTAGGCATGAGTAGCCTAAGTATCACAGATCACGGGACATTGAGTGGTCATAGGGATATGATAAAGGCAGGCCGCGATAATAACATTAAACCTATTCTTGGTCTAGAGGCGTATTTTACTACTGATCGACTAGATAAAAGGTCTAGGAAAGAACGCACGCCAGATGATCAAATCTATAATCACCTTATTGTTTTAGCAAAAAATGATACGGGACTAGACAATCTTAATCTCATTTCTAGGAATGCCTGGGAAGAAGGATTCTTTGTTAAGCCACGCACCGACTTTGACATGCTTGAGTCTAATAAAAACGGTCTAGTTATTTTATCGGGTTGTATGAATAGTATTATTGCTAAGGCATTTGAGAACAATAATCCTACTGCTGCTCAACAATACGCTGGATGGTTTAAGGATGTGTTTGGAGATGATTTTTACATGGAAATTCAGCCTCATAATCCCGCCGATTTGAACCACAATTTGTTAGATCTTGCAGACTCTATTGGCATTAAATCCGTGGTAACCCTAGATTGTCACTTTGCCTCTCCAAAGGATCGGGTGGCGGAAGAGATCATGCTAATCCTTGGAACTCATCCTAATATTCTTAAGGAAGCAGACTTTAACAAGAGTCGTAAGATTAAAGATCTTATGGAGAGACTAGACTATCTATATGGTGACAGGCAAATGTCATTTAAGGATCTAGATATTTGGCTCATGGGATATCAGGATGTTAAGGGCCGTATGGTCGCTCAAGGCATTGAACGTGAGGATATCTATGAGCATAGCCTAGAAATCTCAGATAAGATCAGTGGCTATAATATTAAAGAGAACCTTGATCTACTTCCTGTTAAGCATAAAGATCCTGACGAGGAACTAAAGAAGAGAGTCATGGATGGGCTCCGCGAAAAAGAACTTATTGAATTAGAATATCTTGATCGTGTCAAGGAAGAATTGCAAATTATTAAAGAGAAAAACTTTGCATCATACTTTCTTGTTGTAGCAAATATGATTAGTTGGGCTAAGAATAATGGCATCCTTGTAGGCCCTGGTCGTGGATCAGCAGCGGGTAGTCTAATCTGCTACGCTCTGGGAATTACTGATGTTGATCCTATTGAGCATGGACTGCTATTCTTTCGATTTATTAATCCAGAAAGAAATGACTTTCCTGATATTGACACAGACTATGAAGACCGCCGTCGAACAGAGGTAAAAGATTACCTTATTTCTGAGTATCAGCATGTCGCTGCTATCGCTACATTTAATACCTTTAGGGATAAGGGCGTTGTTAGAGATGTTGCCAGAGCCTTTGGCATCCCTCTTACAGAGGTAAATAAAGCGCTAAAGGGTGTTGAAACCTGGGAAGAATTCATGCGTAGTTCTACCGCCTCAGACTTCCGCTCACGGTATCCAGAAGTTGTTGAATATGCTGATAGGCTGCGCGGTCGTATTCGTGGGACAGGGTTACACGCGGCAGGAATTGTAACCTCTAAGGATGATATCTCTAAGTACGCCCCTATTGAAACTCGTAAAGATTCTCATAGCGATAATAGAATTTCTGTTGTCGCAGTAGACATGGAGCAGGCAGCAGATATTGGATTGATTAAGATCGATGCTCTTGGACTCAAGACTCTTACTGTTGTAAAAGATACCTTGGAAAGCGTGAAGGAGCGTAAAGGTATTGAGATTAATCTAAAAGATATTCCGATGGATGATTCAGAAGTCTATGCTGATCTTTCTGCTGGATTTACTAAAGGCGTATTCCAGGCAGAAGCAACTCCTTACACTAACCTCATTATAAAAATGGGGGTAAGTAATCTTAATGAACTTTCCGCTTCAAACGCTCTTGTACGTCCAGGCGCTATGAATACTATTGGTGCAGATTATATTAAAAGAAAGAAGGGGCGTCAGGCGGTATCTTATATTCATCCAATTATTAAAGAGTTCACAGAAGATACTTATGGGTGTATCCTTTATCAAGAGCAAGTCATGCAGGCCTGCGTTCACTTGGGCGGGATGACAATGGCAGAGGCAGACAAAGTTCGTAAGATTATTGGAAAGAAGAAAGATGCAAAAGAATTCGACCAGTTCAAGGATCAATTTGTTTCTGGCGCTTCACTACACATTTCTAAGGACGCCGCCGAAAAACTCTGGCATACTTTTGAGGCCCATGCTGGATACTCCTTTAATAAGAGTCATGCTGTGGCCTACTCTACGCTATCTTATTGGACGGCTTGGCTTAAGAGATACTACCCAATAGAGTTTATGTATTCCTTGCTTAAGAATGAATTAGATAAGGATAAAAGAACCGACTACCTTATTGAAGCCAAGAGAATGAATATTAAGATTCGCCTGCCACACATCAATGAGTCTGGAGAAGACTTCACACTTGAGGGTGATGCCATTAGATTTGGGCTTGGTAATATTAAATACTTATCTGCTGGGATTTCTAAAAAGATTCTTGTTGGACGCCCGTTTAGTTCATATAAAGAGTTTATTGAATTCACTAGTAAAAAAGGTTCTGGTATTAATAGTCGCGCCGTCGATGCACTTAATAGAATTGGTGCTGCAGCATTTGAGGATAATCCAAGGACTGGAAATGAAAGAGAAAGCCTATATGAATTCTTAAATATTCCAGAGTTTGTTACTAATATTCCTCGTTGGGTAGAATCATACTTTAGACCTCTAGAAGAATATGATGAAAATGGTGCCTTCATTGTTATGGGTATGGTCAAATCTATTAAGCGAGGGGAGGGGTGGAGTAGGGTAGAAATAGTCGATAAGACAGGCAGCGTGGGGGTATTCCATAATCAAGATACAACAATTGAGCCTGGAAAAATGTACATCCTGTTAATATCAGATAATAGAATTCTTTCGTACCTTCCCCCAGATTCCCTTGACTCTACTAGCAATTCATTTGTACAATTCTTAAAGGCAAAAACTATGACTCTTGGGCCAGATGAATATTTTGTCGTAGACATGGAGCCAAGAAGAACTAAAAAGGGTGATAAGATGGCGAACGCTGTTCTTGCAAATGATGAAAAAGATCTTACATCCATTGTAATTTTTCCCTCTATGTATGGAGAGGCCTTAGCAAAAATGAGGCCAGGGTCACACTGTAAACCTATATTTGGTGAAACAACATCTGGCGCTACAACACTTAAAGGATTTATTAGATGAACTTAGATTATTTAGCAGATAAATTGCATGAAACAGCAGTAGAAAAAGGTTTTTGGGACGCACTAGGATCTCTACCAGAAGAAGATAAGTTTATCTTCTATGCAAAGCAGATTGCAATGATTCATTCAGAAGCAACCGAAGTACTAGAGGCTCTTAGAAAATCAAAAGGTCATGATCAAGTTGTAGAAGAATTAGCGGACATTATTATTAGGGTTCTTGATTTGTATCAAGGTCTTTTAGATAACGGAGAAGTAATTTATAGTCTGCATAAAACAGTTAAGTCGAAAGCAGAAGTAAATAAAAAAAGGTCACGGCTGCACGGCACCCGTGGGTGATATAATGGACGCTTACTTTCTGCATGGTTCAGATGGAGAAAAACTTCTTGTTATTCGTGGACACGATGAACAACTTATGCAGCAAATAATATCAACATTAGGTCGTTCTAGAAACGACGAGATAAAAAAATTATCAGAAGTATTGGAGAATCACTTTAATGAGCGACATGATGATGGAGGAAGTTCTATCGAAATTAGATCCAAAAATAAGAAAGATGGTAGGAAGCGCCGCTAATGTAGAAATACATAAGCAGAAAACTCCAAGTTTTTCTTTAAACGTTGCTCTAAAAGGAGGGTTAGCGTATGGTCGGCAAGTTCTTATCTGGGGTAATAAAAGTTCTGGAAAGTCCTCATTCTGCCTGCAACTTATTGCAGATGCCCAGAGCGAGGGGAAGACATGCGCGTGGATTGATTCCGAACAGTCATATTCTCCTGAATGGGCTGAAAAACTTGGAGTCGATTCCTCAAAACTTATTTACTCCTCCGCAAAAACAATTAACGACATGGTTGATATTGGGACGCAACTTATCCAGTCGGGGGTGGACCTCCTTGTTGTAGACTCCATCTCTGCACTACTGCCAGCAATCTACTTTGAAAAAGATGGATCTGAACTAAAGCAGTTACAAGATACTAAACAAATTGGAGCAGAAGCAAAGGATATGACTCACGCGGTCAAAATGTTAAACTACGTTAATGATAAAACGCTTCTCATCCTTATCTCTCAACAACGTAACCAGTTTGGCTCCATGCACGCTAGCCATATTCCCACAGGTGGAATGGCTGTAAAGTTCTTTTCTAGTACAATTATTAAACTATGGTCAAGTGAAGCAGAGGCTTCAAGCATCAAGGATAAAATTGCAGTAGGAGATAAGTTAATTGAACAGAAGGTTGGTCGCCCAGTTAATTGGACTATTGACTATAACAAAACTGGTCCACAATTTATTACGGGGTCGTACGATTTTTATTTCCAGGGATCACATGTAGGCGTGGATCAGGTTGCTGATCTAGTTGATAGTGCCGAAATGTTAGGTGTTATTGAACGCGGCGGTGCATGGTATACAGTACTAGGTGATCGTATCCAAGGTCGCGCTAATGTTATTGCTAGGGTCAGAGAAGACCTTGATATGCAAGAAGAACTCACAAAATTGGTGTATGAAAAGATATGATCGATCCTAAAACATTTATTACTAGTTCTCCGAATAAATCTAGCAACCTTAAAGATATTGAAGGTACATTTACATGCTCTGAGCCAGGGTGCTTTGAGACTGTTGCTACAGGAAAGTATGACTCAGAGAATAAAAAAGTTTACTGGACATGTCCTAATGGACATGAAGGTGGTGCTAGGTTAGCATATGAGTGAGCGTGCAGAATTAAAACGAATGGGTGCAAAGGCTCATAAAAATAGTGGTCGCGGTCAATATCAAAAAGCCGATGGAAACATAGACAGGTTTGTAGTAGATGTAAAAGAATATGCCAAGTCAATATCATTAAGCCAGGATATGTGGGCCAAGATTGTTACTGATTGTCTTAAGACAGATAACACAAAGAACCCTTTGCTTCAGGCTGTCTTAGGCAGCGGTGGCAGAAGGACTAGACTCGCCGTTATTGAATGGGAAGTGCTAGAAGAATTATTGGAGGAGATAGATGGAAAATACAATTGATCTTATTAATCAGGTGTCAGAGTTTACTGATATCCATGATTTTATTAAAGACGAAGGTCTTGATGAGGCTATGGCTGCTATCGTAAAAATTATATCTAAGCCAGATATCCCTCCAACCCAGGCACTCACTCTTATTGCAAAACTTCAGGCTCTATCTGCTAAGTTTGGTATTCTTGCAGCATGGTATTCAACGGCGGCTAAAGGCCCAACTGGATCTCCAAATAACATTAAAAAGAATGTTTACTATTCTACCAAGGATAGTTTAGATAAGGTTGTAGATTCGCTGAAGTACATCGTAAGGTATAATTTAGGTTAATATGACAAAGAATCTATTATCATCACTGATGACTAAACCTAAGAATACCAAATTAAATGCACGAAAATTTATAAAGATGCTTAACTCTGCATATCAAGAATCTAATACAAATAAAGAGTTTAAAAGAAAAACATCTTTTGCTCCTAGCACTATTGGGTATGGTCATGGAACTTGTGCAAGATACTGGTGGATTGCTTTCAACGGTGCTGAGTTTACGGATAATATTCCAGCCGCCAATATTGCATCTATGAGATCTGGAACAGCCGCCCATGAACGTATAGAAAAACTTGTCGAATCTACAGGTTTATTAAAACAGAATGAAAGAGAGATTAAAAACACCGACCCTCCCGTAAGAGGGTTCGCTGACCTAGTTCTGGAGGTTGACAATGAAGAGATTATTGGGGAAATCAAAACGATCAAAGACCAATATTTCATTCAAAGAAAGGGTGAAGGACATCCTTCTCCAAGCCATCTTCTTCAATTATTAGTTTATATGAAAATTGAGGGGGCAGATGAAGGATTCATTTTATATGAAAATAAAAATGACAATGAACTACTTTGTATCCCCATTGAGATGAATGATAAGAATAAAGAATATATTGAGTATGTGTTTTCTTGGATGCAAGAGGTTCGTGAATCATATAAAAACAATATTCCACCAAAACGAGGATACACAAAGTCTACCTGGACTTGTAAAGGGTGCCCAGTATCAGAGGCATGTGAAGAGCGTGAGGATGGTCAGGTAAAGATTACTAATCTCAAAGTGGGTGTTGAGTGAAAAACTGCGCTAATTGTGGGCAGCCATTTGAATCTAATAAAAAGAATCAAAAGTATTGCACCCCCGCTTGTTGTCGTTTAGCGACAAACAAAAAAATAATGACTAAGTATTATGAAAACAAAAGAAGGCTAAGTGGAGAAAAAAGATATTGTGAGTGCGGTCAATTACTCAGTAGATACAATGAAAATGATTTATGTTTTACCTGTACAGATAAAAATAAACAGCAGGATAAGGGAAATATTCTAGAGGTTATTAAAAATGTCGCTAAAAAAACTAATAAAACAAAACGCTAGTACAGTCTTAGGAGTAGACTCTTCTACTAATTCCTTTGCCTTCTGTCTCTTTGACGACAAGCCAATCAAATGGGGTAAGGTAGAATTTCATGGAAACAATATATATGACAAAGTAATTGATTGTAGAGACAAGATTCCTTTTATTAAGGAAGAAGTTAAGCCAGATTATATTTGTATAGAGTCAGCCATTATGGTAAAATCTCAAGCAGTCGCTATCCATATGGCTATGATTGTGGGGGCATTAGTCGGAGGTTTGGCTAAAGATTCTAACAGCATTATTACAGTTCCTCCGATTCAATGGCAGTCATACATAGGTAATAAAAATTTAACAAAGGCTGATAAAGAGGGTATTAAATTAGAATTTCCTGGCAAATCAGATAATTGGTACAGGAATTATTCAAGAACTTTAAGAAAGCAAAAAACTTTAGATTATTTTAATAATAAATTTAATATTAATATAACAGATAATGATGTTGGAGATGCATTCGGATTAGCCTATTATGCACATATGAATTTGGTTAATCATGTCTAAACTATATGAAAATAAAAGTTATCTTGCTAAAAGATATGTTATAGATAAAAAATCTTTAGAAGAGATTGCTAAAGAATGCGGGGTAAGTCATCAGACTATCTATCGCTACTTAGTAAAATATAATCTCATCCGTGACCCAAGAAAGTTTGGTAAAAAATGATTGAGCAAGATTTACAGCACATGTACACTAAGACTGAAAATGTAAAATCATTGGGTAAATTAATCCCTCGCAACAACGTTGAGATGGCGATTCAAGAAGAATGCCATAGGGTTACTGCTCTGTTAATAGAAAAGAATCGATCATATGGTAATTCAGCACTTAATCCAGTAAGAATATTCTCGCGGTCGGATACAACTGAACAGTTAAAAGTTCGCATAGATGATAAACTATCTAGATTTATGGATGGTGACAACACGTTTAAAGAAAATGATCTTGACGATCTTATGGGTTATCTGGTACTATTGAGTATTGCAATGAAGGAGACATGGAAGTAATGCCGCTTTATACCTTTACATGCATTGATTGTGATAAGTCGCATGAGATGTTAATGAAAATGGAGAATAGAGACAATGCTATCTGCCCTGACTGTGGCCTGAGATTATTAAGAAACATTGATTCACCAGGAATGGTCTGGGCTCCAACCCGTGGCGGAAGTGGATTTGCCACCTAACAAGGAGAGTCATGTCTAAAAAAAGGGTTAGCGATTCCGATGAGACCCCATCCTATAAAGTAAACCCAGATATATCAGTATTCTATGAACTGAAGTTTGGAAGGACTGTCATTAAGCCAGGAGACTCGCTTAAATTTAAGGATGTTCGTGGATCTTTTAGATTTATTAGACTTGCTCATAACATCAAAAAGGACGTTACATGGATAGATTGTTACTCTCCTAGTACGGGGGAATACCGTTCCTTCTATGTGGATCGGTTAAAGGGAGTGGTCCACGCAAAGAAAAGTATTAGAAAGAAGATGAATGTCAACTGAAATAGTCCTCGCTGAACGCTGGGAGAAAATAAACAAAGTTGTAGATTTATTCCTAAAAGGAACTACTAACCCAACTACTATTGCAAAACTTACAGGCTTTAAAAGAGCAGAGGTACAGGAGTACCTTGATGAGTGGCGTTCAGTTATTCAAAGTGACAGGCAAATTCAGATGCGAGCAAGAGAGGCGCTATCTGGTGCCGATAGGCATTATTCAATGCTTATTGAAGAGGGATGGGATGTTATTAGTCAGGCGGGAACAATTGGAGATCTGGGTAAAAAAACTGCTGGTATTAAAATTGTGGCAGATATCCAGCAAAAACAAATAGATATGCTTCAGAAGGCTGGACTAATTGAGGATAGTGAAATAGCCCAGCAGATTATTGAGACTGAGCGCAAACAGGAGATTCTTGTAAAAATTCTTAAAGAAGTTGTGGCGGGATGCGATAATTGCAAGAGAGAAGTATTTAGGCGTCTAGAAGAAGTTACGGGCAAGGCTGAAGGCTTCTAATGTTTGATGATTTTATATCGGCGTTGGAGGATGATGAGTTTGAAGAACGCCCCGTAACAGTTGAAGAGTTTGTTACCAATGAAGATTATCTACACCTTCCACCCCTATCTTCATATCAATATCAATCGATTAGAGCCATGACTCAAATCTACAAAAAAGAAACTCTGACTAAGTTATATGGAGAAGAAGAGGGTCTTAAAAGATCCCGTCAAACTTGTAATGAAGTAATTTTGCAATTAGGAAAAGGGTCGGGTAAAGATTATCTTTCTACAATCTCAGTAACCTATCTTGTATATTTGCTTCTATGCTTAAAAGATCCAGCCAAATATTTTGGCAAGCCCCCAGGTGACTCTATTGACATTATTAATATTGCTATCAACTCTGAACAAGCAAAGAACGTATTCTTTAAGGGCTTTAGAAAAAGAGTTGAAGATTCTCCGTGGTTTACTGGCAAGTACAGCATTACAGCGCAAAGCGTATCGTTCGATAAATCCATTACATGTCACTCTGGTCACTCAGAGAGAGAGTCATGGGAAGGTTACAACGTTATCTGTGTGATCCTTGACGAGATTTCTGGCTTCAGCACTATTTCTACAAGTGGCAACGAACAGTCTAAAACTGGGCAGGCGATCTATGATATGTATAGAGCCTCTGTAGATTCACGATTCCCAGATTTTGGTAAGGTAGTCCTACTATCTTTCCCCCGATATAAGAATGACTTTATCCAGCAAAGATATGATGCAGTCGTGGCGGACAAAGAAGTCATCATTAGATCTCATACATTTAAACTAGATGAAGAACTAGAGAATATGCCAGGGAACGAATTCACTGTTGAGTGGGAAGAGGATCAAATTAATGCTTATAAGTACCCTAAAGTATTTGCATTAAAGAGACCTACCTGGGAAGTTAATCCAACTAGATCTATCAATGATTTTAAAATTGCCTTCTATAACAATCCAATCGACGCTCTTGGAAGATTTGCCTGTATGCCTCCAGATGCAGTAGATGCATTCTTTAAATCAAAAGAAAAGATTCTGGCGTGCTTTAATCAACCAATGAATGGTGTAGACGAGGATGGAAGATTTAAAGATTGGTTTATTCCACAGGATGGTAAAGAATATTACATACACGTTGATCTTGCCCAGAAACATGATCATTGTGCTGTAGCCATGTCCCATGTTGACAGGTGGGTTCAGATTAAATCATTTATGAGTCACAGAGTTGTAAGTCCAATAGTTGTAGTAGATTGTGTAAGATGGTGGACTCCCACCGCTGATAAATCTGTAGATTTTTCAGAGGTAAAACAATTTATTATAGATCTTAGATCTAGGGGATTCAATATTAAAAAGGTGACCTTTGATAGGTGGAACTCTCATGACATTATGGCAGAACTTAGAATGGCTGGAATAGAAACAGAAACACTTTCTGTAGCCAAGAAGCATTACGATGATATGGCTATGTTAGTAGGAGAGGAAAGAATTATAGGTCCAGACATTAAACTTCTAACAGATGAATTGCTGCAACTAAGAATAATTAGAGATAAGGTTGACCACCCAAGAAAAGGATCAAAGGATCTCTCTGATGCCGTATGTGGATCTATCTATAACACTATTTCAAATACTAGAAAAGAGTCGGAAGAAATAGAGATAGAAGTGCATACATACAAGCAATTTATTAGAGACCAGCGGAGGGAAGAGGCGGAGAAAAATGTTATCACTCCTCCTCCATCATCTAATAATATAGATGATTATATTCAATCAATAGGGATGATCTAGTATGGACATGAGCGAAGACCTGATAAAAATATTGCTTGATAAAGGTTACATCAAGGTGGTAGGATATAACCCTGTAGGTGATCCGCTGTATAAGATTACTCCACTCTTTTATGAAGAACAGGCGGAAGTAGTTGAGTACATGAGGGAAATGGATTCAGACATTATGAATTCATTATGGTTTAAAGGATTTCTAGATTTAAAGATGGATGAAGACGGAGAAGCATACATCTATCTTACAAATAAATCTGAAGAATGGGTGCAGTCGGATAACCTTACAGAAGATGAAAAATCAATGATGTATCTCATTTACAGTACAGGAGCGTATCATGGTGGAGATTGGAAAGGATACTAGAAACGTTATTGACTACTACAAGGAGTGGGAGAATGATCAAATTAAAGCAGATCTTGATAGCCGCCGACTTCCATTTGTTGTAGGCTTTGAAAATATTTCTGGTGACTTTAATAAAGCATCTGGAATTCGTAACAGTAACGCTTTTCTAGCAAAAGAGTCATGGATCATTGGTAATAAAAGATGGGATAGGCGTGGAGCAGTGGGAACTCAAAACTATGTTCATCTTAAATACGCTCCATCACTAGATCATATTTATCTTAATGAGCCTCATATCAGAGACATGAAGTGGGTGGCAGTGGATAATGTTCCTGGGGCTATTCCAATTACTCAATACGAGTGGAGTCCGAATACCTTTATGATTTTTGGTGAAGAAGCAAGGGGCGTAAGCCCCATGGGTCTTGGAATGGCAGACGATGTTGTTATGATTCCACAACTTGGAAGTGTTCGTAGTCTAAATGTTAGTGTCGCAAGTGGAATTATGATGTATGATTATGCGACAAAACTTGGAATGCTATAATTTGTTATGGAATGTAAATTTTGTGGTAGCCCAGCAGAATGGCAGGGAGAAAGAGATAACTTCAAAGCCGAAGTTTGCCATAAACACTTCCATGCATATTATATTAGTTTTTGGATGTGGAGAAAAATAAATGGCTGAAACATACAAACCCACTGATGCTATGTCATCAAATGCGAAACGAGCATTGAAGTGGAAAGAAGAAGGAAAGGCTAAAGGCGCAGGAACATCTGTTGGATGGACGCGAGCGGGACAACTGGCAAGAAAAGAATCCCTTTCATTAGACACAGTTAAGAGAATGTATTCTTACTTCTCTAGACATGAAGTAGATAAGCAGGGAAAGGGATTCTCTCCTGGTGAAGAAGGCTATCCATCGAATGGAAAGATAATGTGGGATGCCTGGGGCGGTGACGCAGGATATTCCTGGTCGAGAGCAATCGTTAATAGGATGAAAAAAATGTGGGAAGGCAGTCCTTTCGATATAACTAAATAGACTCCGATGTGCCAGCAATGCCGAGTTACGCGGTTGATACCAGCATGAAGTTAGTCAAACGTGCAGAAAACCTTGGGATGGTGTAGTTACCCGCTGGCACATCGGTCTTTTCCCGATTGGTGTAATCGACAGCACGCTAGACTTTGGATCTGGAGGACGAGGTTTGAACCCTTGATTGGGAGCGATTGTTCGAATTGTATGATATAATCGAACCATGAAGCATAAAGAAAAAATTATTGAATTAAAATCTCAGGGAAAATCATATCGTGAGATACAAAAAATTCTTGGCTGCTCTAAGGGAACAATAGCATATCATCTTGGAAACGGTCAAAAGGAAAAAACTAGAAATCGTTCTACTCGTAGTAGAACTATATTAACAAGAAAATTATGGGAATATAAGGAAGTCATTGGATGCATTGACTGCGGAGAAAAATATCCTCATTGGATGCTAGATTTTGATCACAAGCCAGGGTATACTAAAGTAGATAGTCCAACTCAAATATTAAGAAGATATTCTTGGGAAAAGGCTATTTTAGAATTAGAAAAATGTGATGTAGTTTGCGCTAACTGCCACAGAATAAGAACATATTCAAGAAATCAATCTGGATATAAAACTATCGATTAATTTAATGGCATGTAACTCAACGGCAGAGTATCCCGCTGTTAACGGGAAGGTTGTACGTTCGAATCGTACCATGCCAGCGTGGAAATGCATAGCGATGATGAATGCCAAAAATATTGGCGAGATAGATTCTCAGATCAAATAGAAGAATGTATCGAAACTCCTTTTGCAGAAGATTATTCTTCAGAGGCAGAGTGGTTTAGACAGGGGTTAAGATATGCAATGATGATTATTCGATGGGACTATGATGAGTGATCCTGGTCACAAAGAGCGTTTTAAATTTGACCTCTTAGAGTTAGCCTGATAAGATTAAAGTATCAACCCACAAGGAGGATATTATGAGAGCGTTTGTACATTTTTTCTCAGAAGTATTTAGAACAGATGCCACAAGCAACTATAAACTTCAGAGTGAATGGGAAAGAGCAAGGCATGAGGCCGCACGATTTGGCCCGTCCCATGTAGCAGAAATTGATGCTATCTTTTCCCGACAGTCATAATCATTGACACACCGCCCACGATTACTGTATTATTGGTATCGTGGGCAAGTCATTATGTGATAAAGGATAAAAATGAATATTAATAGAAAACACTTTTTAAATAAAATAAAAGAGGATGTACAACTAGATGATTTAGTTGTAGAACAAGTATTAGATTCTTTTATTAGTATTCTTCAAGAGATAAAAGAAGAAGAAAAAAGTCATATCTTAGTTTCATTAAATGAAAACAATGATATTAGGTCTGCATTTATTTGTAATGAGGCTTTAGCAGCCTATGAATCTTTATCGTTAATGATTTTAGAATGACATACTTTACTTTTTACTGTTTAGTAAAAACTGATAACGGTTATGCATTAAAGCCACATATTAATATGTACAATAACATGCTAGAAATAATTAACTGGTAATTATTCTTATGCTGTAGAATAAATAGATGTTGCCGCCCAAGGAGGTCAATATGACGACAAAAAACCAAATTGGTTTGGCAGTAGATTGGATTGCCGCCGCAGTTTTGGCAATTACTTTTATTGCTGCACCAAGCATGGCGTATGCTAAGTCTGCGCCCTTGGCGGAAGGTACGGGAAACTTTGCCACCGCTGACGCATTAGAAAGAAAGGCAGTAACAGATAGAAACTGGACCCTGCCTTCTAAGTGTAATGATAAGCAGGCAAAGATTCTGTTTAAAGCAGGTTTTAATAGACCTGGAATGCTAAGAGGAGCCTGGGCAATTACCTGGCGCGAATCTAAGCATGAATCACTAGATGAATCTAGTAGATATTTTACTGGAGCCCTAGGTACTTGGCAAATTCAAACAAGTGCCTGGTCAGGAAGATCCTGGTGGTCTAGAGATAATATGCTAGATAAAGAAACGCAATCAGAAATAGTTCGAAAGCATTTCCTTAATGATGGAATGCATAACTGGGGATACGGTTACTCGTTTAAGAATGACTCATGGTATGAGAATGCAGGAATGTATTATTCCCTATGGGGATCTAGCCTGACATATTCATGGGTGATTGCACCGTTCAATACTGGATGGTCGCTGTTTCCTGGTAAATGTACGCCAAAAAAGGTATAATTTTATAGATAGTCGGTGTGGCGGGGGAAACACAATAAAATGTGCGGCAACACCCCCGCCACATCACAACTAATGGAGAATAAATGCGTATTGGCTTTCTGTCTACTGACTGGGGCGACCACATTGAGAGTCAGCCTGGTGGATGTACTAATGTTAGAATGATGATTCCTGCACATAGTTTAAATCAAATTGGTCATCAGGTAATGGTTGGGGAAATTGGCTGGAAAGATGGTGAAGGCTTTGTAGCAGTAAAGCCATATGAAAGATTAAAGGCTGGCTACAGAGGGATAATTAAAGAGTATGACTGGTGCTTTGACAAATTAGATGTTGTTATTCTCAAATTATTTATGCATAAAGATGCTGTTAAATATATCGAAGAAGCCAGGAAACTAGGACAAACAGTAATTATTGATACCGATGATCATTTTGAGCAGTTGCCAGAAGATAATCTAGCATTTATTACTACAGACCCAGTAAAGAATCCTGATAACAATAGAAGTCATTTAATCTCAACATACTCAGCGGCAGATGGAATCATTGCTAGCACTAAGTTTCTTGAACAAAGAATGCTTCAATATAACGATACTGTTTATAGAGTTAAGAATTCTTTAGATCCAAGCACTTTTATGTACAGAATAGATATGTCTGGAAATAAACCTACTGTTGGCTGGGTAGGTATTATGATGTGGAGATATGATGATCTCAAGCATGTATCTGGGCCAGTAAAAACTTTTGTTGAACAGAATAATCTCAAATTCCATCATACAGGCGTCATGTTAGACAGACCAAAGTGGATTGCTGAAGCACTCAATATTGATGAAGATAGGGTCAGCGGATATACTGGAGCCCGTCCACAATACTATGGAAATGTTTTTATGCCAATAGATATAGGCATTGTCCCTTTAAACCCCAATCAATTTAATGAGGCTAAAAGTAATCTTAAAGGATTAGAGTATGCTCTATCAGGAATTCCTTTTATTGCATCAGATACACAAGAGTATTGTGATCTAGCAGAATCGGGTGCTGGAAGAATTGCTAAGAATTCTAAAGATTGGCTTAAACATTTTAAACAACTACTAGACCCAGAAGTCCGTAATGCAGAAAGACAGAAGAACTTCAAGGTAGTGGCTGAAAAGTTTAATATTTTTACTGTTAAATATCAATGGTCAGAGGCGATAGAACTAATTCATATGAAGGCTCAGGCTGAAAAGAATAGTAAATTTTCATTGCTTAAGGTATAATAGACTTAATAAATGCTTGGGAGGCTGATCATGCCATATGATATTAGACAAAACTACCGTGGTAAATCTGGATATTCTGTTGTAAGTCCAAGTGGGCGAGTGCATGGCACACACCCCTCTCGTAATGCCGCTATTCAGCAGCAACGTGCCTTGTATGCAGCAGAAGCACAGTCTAAAAAAATAAATAAAATGGAAGATTTATACGAACAGTTATCTGAACCAGAAAAAGAGTTTCATGATTCTTTAGTTGCTTTAGCAGAAAAGTATGGACCTTTAGATAACGAAAGCACAGGAATTTGGATTGGATATGAGCCTCCAGCCCAAAATAAAGATGCGTCAATTGGGGTCATGTGTGGCAACTGTTCTTTGCATTATGAAAAAGAAGACGGCGGTCTTGGATGTAAGATACTTTCTTATGAAAT